GCGACCACTTCACGGCACTGTACTCAGTTCTGGAAGTGTTTATATAACATTTTGGAATTAAAAAATCCGTGTAGACTATTTTACCTTACCTCTCTAACATAGGTTAGGTCATTAGTATTAAATGACACATAAAATGATGGTAAAACAACTGGTACTCTGAAATGCCTACACAGTCTTGTTGGTAGCTGAATAAGGGTGTACGACTTTATAAAGCGTTTGAAGATTAGGCTTGTGAGTACATGGAAAATGAAGCGTCACCTGTACCCTATTGACCCTAATACTGGGAAAGAAGACAGGACGCAAACAATATGGGAAAGAATTTGTTCTATGGATAACCTAGAACTTGCTCATAAAAATGCAAGTAAGGGAAAGAAATGGTACAAAGAAGTTCGTGAATTTAATAAAGACCCAAAGAAACACCTAAAGGCTATACAAGATATGTTGGTCTTTAAGACTTACACACCACTACCCTATGAGAAGTTTACACGAAAAGAGCGTGGTAAAGAGAGGGAAATTTATAAGTCACGATATTTTCCAGAAAGAGTCATTCAGTGGGCGGTGTTGCAGGTAATATCTCCTATACTGTTAAGACAGCTAATATATGATACTTATTCGGCAATTCCAGATAGAGGTATTCATTTAGCTTTTAAACGTATTAGTGCAGATATAAAGGCAGACCCAGAGGGTACAACGTACTGTTTAAAGATGGATGTTAAGAAATTTTATCCATCAATAGATAGGGAAGTTCTTATAAGGGACTATCATAGATTATTTAAAGATGAAAACTTGTTATGGTATCTTGAACTTAATATCAAAGAAGCACCAGACACAGGTATTCCTATTGGGAACTATCTTTCTCAGTTCAGTGGTAATTTTTATTTATCTCCTTTCGACCACTGGATAAAAGAGGTTAAGAGAGTCAAGTATTACTACAGATATATGGATGACATAGTTATCCTGCATCACTCTAAAGAGTACCTGCAACAATTAAAATTGGAAATTATTGAGTACATGATTACTGACAGGCACTTAACAATAAAAGGTAATTATCAAGTGTTCCCTATAGCAGACAGAGGTGTTGACTTTGTAGGTTATAGGATTTTCCCGGATTTTATACTCCTAAGAAACTCTACAGCTAAGAGGTTAAAATCTAAGCTGAGTAAAATAAGAATGAAGGTAAAAAGTGGAACAGAAATGTCCTATTCTGATTACTGTTGTTATAATTCTTATAAAGGTTGGGTGGGTTATTGTAATGGACACAGATTATGTGAGAAATACTTTAAACCATTAGAACCTCATATACAGGAGTACTACCAAAATCATTTAAAGAATGGAGGAAAGAACAATGAAAGAAATTAAGAGTGTTCAATCAACTGTAAGACCTCTTGAAATTGAATTTGATGAATCTCATGTGTATTTAAACACTAACATCAAGGAAGTTCCAGAGAGTGAAAGACAGCAAGAAAAAGAACAATTAGAGGAGGGTCAAGAGTTAGGACCTTTATTCTCCTATGATGTTAAAGAATATGAAAAAGATGAATTTCTTCAAGCGTTATCTGCCGGACAAGTCTCCCTTAATGACAAAGCAACAGCATTAGAAGATATGATTCTGGAAATGAGCTCTGTGGTCTATGCTTAGTGCTTTAAATATGCTTTTGTTTAGGCTAATCTATGGAAAGGAGGGAGACACCATGATTGCTATGCTTTGGGCACAAAGAATTATGAATGGTAAGAAGACTTACGACCAAGTTCCTAGACTTCTTAAAGAGCAGGTCAAGGAAATTCTCATTGAGAGTGGTGTAGAGTTTCTTATCACAGAAGAGAAGACACCTACTGTCTAACAAAAACTGCATAAGGAGGTAACAATATGAGACTTATTTCACAACTTTGGGCTAACAAAATTATTGCAGGTGATAAGACTTATGCAGGAGTACCTGCACAGCTTAAAGAAGAAGTAAAAGAGGACTTGACTAACAAAGGTCATGCTGATTTAGTAAAAAGCAGAGCGAGAAAGCAGTCCTAACTACACAAGACCTTTGAAGTAATTCAAGGGTCTTTTCTATAGACAAACATTTTTCAATGTGGTATCATTACTTTTGTAAATACTAAATAAGGAGGAGAGTACTTTGAATAAGTCTATCTTAGAACTTATGGCAAATGTCAAGGCTGTAGACCTTGTTTACGCTTCTCTTTTAATTTTGGCACTTTTAATGTTATATCTTACTCAAAAAAAGAAATTATCAAAGCATCTAAATAAATGGAGAAAAACTAAAAATCAAGAAGAAGATTTTCATGCCCTTGTTTATGAATTAAAGGAATCAGTCATTGAATTGCGGAAAGAGGTTAAGGATAACAGAGAAGAGAGAGAAAGAAACAGAAAACACGACAGGGAAGATTCTCAAAGAATCAGAAATGAAATGTATGAGGTTATGAGGGGTCAATCAGAACAGATTGCTGACCTTAAAGAAATTACTCTCAATATCCAAAAGAAAAACTCTGAGACAAAAAGGGCTGAAATCAAAGAAAAGATAGAACGAATCTACAGGGAGTGTACACCAGAGCAGGTCTGTACCGCTATGCAGTTTGAATCACTGAAAGACCTTATAGACCAGTATGAGAAACACGGAGGAGATAACTCCTTTGTTCATTCCACAGTACAGAAAGAAATGTATAAGTGGAAACAAGTTAAGGAAGTAAGGAAAGTCAGCAGAGAAAGAGACCATGAAGACTCTGAATGTTGACCGACTTTATTTTAAAATCTAAAAAGGAGGTAACAAAGATGAATGTAGGAATGTTAGTTGAATACAGTTCCGTCCTGCTTGCAGTGTTATGTGGTATCTGTATTCTGATTTCCGTCATCACCGAGTTCACAAAGGATTTAGGTTTTCTCAAGAAAATCCCGACTACTTTGCAGGTGTTATTCCTGTCTTTAGTGGTTTGTGTGACTTTATTCTTTATGTACATTTCGTACAAGGGAATTGCCTTTGTGTGGTATTATTTAGTGGCAATTATTTTTATCAGCTTTATCGTTGCCCTTATTACCGCAAAAGGTTGGGATTACTTTATTGATATTGTGAAACGCTTCTGGAAGAGCAAACTCCCAGATTTTACACCAGATGACACTACACCAAAAGAATAATAAATTACATGAGGGGCTGACATAAAACCATGTGTCAGCCTTTTCTGAAAGATTGGAGGAACTAGAATGGACAAACAGACTTTCATTAAACAGATTGCAGGTTATGTACAGAAATATGCTAAGAGTTATGGTATTTTAGTACATAGTTCTATCATTGCACAAGCAATCCTTGAGAGTGGTTGGGGAGAAAGTAAACTCTCTGCTAAGTACCATAACTACTTTGGTCTCAAGTGTGGTACTAAGTGGAAAGGACCATCTGTAAACATGACTACTCAAGAAGAGTATCAGCCGGGTGTTTCAACCACAATCAAAGACAACTTTAGAGTCTACAATTCTATGGAAGAGGGTGTCAAAGGTTACTTTGAATTTATTCAGTTACCTAGATACCAAAATCTCCGGGGAATTACAGACCCTAAGAAATATCTTGAGACCATTAAAGCTGATGGTTATGCTACAAGCAGTAAATATGTGGAGAACACCTATGCTTTAGTTGTTCAATGCAATTTGACACAGTATGATGAAAAAGGAGGAAATTCTACTATGGGAAGAACAGCACAAGACGTTTTAAACGTAATGAGAAGTTGGTTAGGATTCAGTGAAGCCAATGGAAAGCACAAACAGATTATTGACCTTTATAACTCACACAAGCCACTTGCAAGAGGTTATGCAGTGAAATACTCTGATGAATGGTGTGACACTTGTGTTTCAGCCGCCGCTATTAAGGCAGGTGTTGTAGACCTTATTGGTACAGAGTGTGGTTGTGAACAGCACATTAAGATTTTCCAAAGTAAAGGTATCTGGATTGAAGATGGAACAATTAAACCTCAGCCGGGTGATATTATCCTTTACAACTGGGGTGATTCTACTCAGCCTAATGATGGATATTCAGACCACATTGGTTATGTTGAGTCTGTGTCTGGCAATACTATCACTGTTATTGAGGGTAATAAAGATGAAGCAGTTGCAAGAAGACAAATTCCTGTAGGTTGGGGATTTATCAGAGGTTATGCAAGACCTAAATATGCTTCTGGTGGAAGTGTTACACCTCCTACTGCACCTAGCAAAACACTTGATGAAGTTGCAAGAGAGTGTATCAAAGGTGTTTATGGAAATGGTGATACCAGAAAGAAAGCAGTAGAATCAATGGGCTTTAACTATGATGAGGTTCAAAAGAGAGTCAATGAGATTTTGAAGGGCAACTCTAAACCATCAAAGAGTATTGCACAAGTCGCAAAAGACGTTATTGCAGGTAAGTACGGAAATGGTACAGCCAGAAGAAATAATCTGTCGGCAGAGGGTTATGACCCAGACGAAGTACAGGCAGAAGTAAACAGACAGCTTAAAGGTAACAGCACACCTACTTACTATAAAGTACAGCCGGGTGACAATTTAACTGCTATTGCTCAGAAATATGGAACTACTGTTGACAGACTTGTTCAGTTAAATGGTATTGCTAATAAGAATCTGATTTATGTGGGTCAGAAACTTAGAGTTAAATAAAGGACTCTGGCATTACCTCTGTAATATATAATATTAAGTTATTTATATATTATATTAAATAATTATAATTAAAGACGTAATGGACTCTGGTAGTCTGTTGCGTCTTTGTTATTTAGTGAGAAATATGTTATAATATGTACAGTGTTTTAAAGAAGTGCAGGTGTGATTATGATATGTGACATGAAGTGTTTGGAGTGTAAATTTAGTGACTGTATCAATGACAGTGATGTTTTAACACATGAGGAGAGAAAGCAGTCAAGGATAATTGAAGACTCCATAAAGAAAGGAAGATTGTATCAAGCTGATTTAACAGCTAAGTATGTGCATAATAGAGCAGATAAGGGAGAATATACTAAGGCAAGAGATAGAGCCTATGAACAAAAACGTAAAGGTACTGACAGAAGAAAGGAGACTAAAAGAAGACAGTACCAAAACCATAGAGAGGAGAAACTTACTTATCAGAAGTCCTATTATGAATCACATAAGGAAGAGATTGTTGCCCGACAAAAAGCATATTATGAAGCTAATAAGGAAAGAATAAATGAAAGACGAAGACAGAAAAGAAAGGAGAAACTGAAAAATGAAAGTGATAAAAAGTAATAGACAGTTAGTAAGTGGGTTATCAGATAGTCAAGTGGAGAAGATAAAGACCTCTCTTACTTTTGACAATCCGGCTTATTTGTCAGCGAAAAGATATTCCCGGTGTAAATATATCACTATACCTCCATATTTAAACTATTTTAAGGACACAAAGCAAGGTCTTAGTATTCCAATAGGTGTTAATCTTGAAAGTCTTTTAGATGTGCATATATCTTTTTCTGATATTACAGATGACAGGGTTATATCTAATGTGGAGTACCCTCCTTTTGTTTTAGAACTTAGAGAAGACCAAGAGAAAGCAAAAGGGGCTTATATGTACAGTGTTAAAAAGGAGAAAGTTCCTAAGAGTCTTATCCAGTTACCAACAGGTAAGGGTAAGACTATTCTTGCGTTAAATATAGCTTCAACACTCCAACAAAAGACTTTAATACTGGTACATAAAGATGACCTTGTTACTGGGTGGCAGAAAGACATAGACCTATGTTTTGACAGAGAAGTTGTTCCGGGTCTTATTAAAGCTAAGAAAAGAGTTGTGGGTAAGCAGATAACTATTGCCACTGTACAGACACTAAGTAGAATGAGTGAGGAAGAACTTGAGTCTTATTTAGACAGGTTTGGTCTTGTGATTCAAGATGAATGTCACCATGTAGGACTTAATATCTTTAATATCATTGACCGATTTAACAGTAAGTATAAGTTAGGACTCACCGCAACACCAAAAAGAGGTGATGGTCTTGACTTTGTATTTGACCTGTTTTTCGGAGGAATAGTATTTAAAAGTGAATATGTAGCAGAAGACAAGGATATTCTTCCAGTGGACGTTATTTTGAAAGAGTCTAAAGCAGTGTATGAACCTTTTCTATATGATAACCAAGTTTTTAATAAGAGAGATTTCAGTGAGGAAGAACTTCCAGACAAGGTTAAACTACTTTCTGAAATGTCTTATGAGGATAGACCTAGAGTACCTTTTTTAGTTGTAGATGACTGTCTGGTGAGTAATAAGAAACACATGATAGGTGTTTGTAAGGACATTATAAAAGAGTACAGAGAGGGTCATAGCTGTATTGCTTTTTTCACTCAGAAAGAACATATTGTTTCTTATTATAAATATTTGAAACTTTTTGTGCCGGAGGAAACTATTCTTTTGTATTATGGTGATAATAAAGAGAAGTCTGATGTGCTTATGGAGAGAGCAGAGTCAAGGCAGTGTTTAATCACTCTTGCTACTTATGCTAAAGCTACAGAGGGTACAAATGTAAAGTCATGGGAGTGTGGCTTTTTAGTGTCTTCTGTTAATAGTGAGAAAAATGTAGAGCAAGCAGTAGGACGTATCAGAAGAAGAAAAGAGGGTAAATTGGAAAGAGCAAAACTCTATGATTACAGATTTTCTCAGAGTTATTCTATTAGTAGTCATGGTGCTACAAGAGACAAGGTGTACAGAAAGTTAAAGTTTAGTGTTCTTTCTACTAATAAGAAGAGAAAAGAAAGGTCTTTATTCAGTAGAGGTTTCAAATAAGTTATTGACTACTTTTTCATTTGATGTTATACTTTTACCAAGTAAAAGTAAGGAGGAAATTATCATGGCATTAAAACTTGTAAAAGGTGCTAAACCAAAATATACACCTGCGGAAGTTGCTAAAATGGCTACTGAGTATTCTGAGTTATCTGCTCAGATTAAAATACTTGATGGGTCAAAGAAAAATCTTGCAGACAAGCTGAAAGAAGCGTCTGAGATTTTAGGAGTAAAAGACAGTAAAGGAAGTTTCTACTATGAAGCAGGAGATTTTAATGTAGGTAAAGTTGCAAAGAAATCTGTATCACTCAAGCAGGAGGAAACTATTGAACTTCTGAAAGAAAAAGGTCTCTATAAGAAGTGTGTCACTATTAAGACAGTGGAGGAAATCAATGAGAAAGCACTTTCCAACGCAGTTTCCAATGGAGACATTACACAGGAAGAGTTTGAGAGTCTTTGTGATGTTAAGACCTCATATTCTGTCTCAGTTGTAAAAGCGGAAGAAATGCCGGAAGTAGATGTGTCTCATGCTTTAAGAGCGGCTTCAAAGAAGAGTAAGTAGGAGGTAGTCTAAATGAGTTTAGAGTTATCTCCTTGGGATAGAGAGATTCCCTACACTAATCCGAAGACTGGGTACACCACTACACTGTACAATATCAATGTAGTGGCTACATACTTAGGTAGAACGTCTCAGACAGTGCGTAAGTGGGAGATAGCAGGAACTATCCCTAAGACCCCTTTTAAGATTGAGGGAAAACGTCTTTATTCTAAGGAGCAGATTGAGATTTTAGTAGAGTGTGCAGAGAAAGCACAAATCTCTACTGGTAAGAAAATATCTCAAACCAATTTCACTCGCAATGTGCAGTTGAAGTGGCAAGAGTTATTTAAAAAAATATTTGGATAATAGGAGGTAATTTAAGATGGCAAGTCTTAAAAAGAAAGCAAAAGAAGAAGCAAAAGTAGCACAGACAGAAGCACAGGTTGAAGAGACCAAAAAGGAAGCTGAGGAGAAGCATTTGACAAAGGCTGAGAGTGAAGCTATCATTGCACAGCAAGAAGCAGAGAAAGAAGCAGGAGCGTCTACTCTTAAACTTGAAAGAGCAACAGCACTTATCTCTGGTAAGTTTAATCTGGGTGATGACTTTAAAGTTACCAATTTCAATGACAAGGGTAAAGTTTTAAAGCTGACTCTTGAGAATAAGGACTTTGTGTTATCTGTGGATATTAAAGACGCTGACCGTCATGGTCTTATTCTTGACTAATCTGTTTCTGCAAGGAGGAAATTATCATGGCATTAAAGAAGAAATCATTGAAGCAGACAGCAACAGAGAACACTACAGTTACAAAAGGCACAAGTAAAAATCAAGAAACACTCAAGAGTGGAACACCTAACGACCACCACAGAAAACAGCAGAGTGTGGGTGTTGTGGGAGTGAATTTGGGTATTACAAAGAACATGGATAACTATGAGTCTCTTCGTGTTGATTGTTGGCTTACTGATGAAGTACAGCCGGGAGAAACACAGCAACAGGCATTTGAGCGTATTATCGGTGTTGTTGACGAAGTGCTTCAAGACACTGTACAATCTTATATAGAGTAAGAAATGAGAAGACCTTGAAACACAGGTCTTCTTTTAAATAGGAGGTAACTATGAAACGTATAACAACTAGAGTCGGCAACAATGACCTCGTTTCTACTTTAAGACAGAGAAGAGGACAGGTTGCAGTAAAGAATACTCAGAGAGAACCAGAAACACCTAAGAAAAGGAATTATAGTGGTGGCTCTCAGTATGAGCAGTTTTTGAGAAAGTATGAAAATCTGGAAGAGTACATTGACTCTTTTAAAACAAGAGACTTGACCTATTACTTTAAAAAGGTTGCAGAAGAAGCAGGATTCAAATATGTGATAAGCAATGTACAAAAGGATATGCACATCTTTAAAGTTCTTTTGCAGAATTACTCCCCTAGAGAAATTTGTGGAATGATTGAGTTCCTCTATAATAGTGAACAGGACTATCTTGATAGAGAAAGATTAAGTCCTAACATACTTGCAAGTAGTTGGATAAACACTGTTTATGCTGATTTTAAACTGTGGGTGGAAGACAAGTACATTCCTCGTTCAAAGAAAAGGACTTCTAAAAAGTTAAAAGGTGAATGGGAATCCTCTGATACTGTTGAAACACAGATTGGAGCTAAATTTTAGTAAGTGGAGGGTATATACATGAAAAGACCTTTAAGACCAGTTATCAATGAACAGAGTTTAATTCTTATGGGAGTTCCAAAACATTTTTGTAAGGTCACTTTAGATGATTTTGTAGCATATCCAGAAGTAAAAGAGGTTAAGTCTTTTGTGAAAAAATACATTGATAACTTATATGAGAATATTGAAGAGAATAGAGGTATCTTCTTTTGTGGTTCAAATGGTGTTGGGAAGAGTATGTTGTCCTGCATTATTTTAAAAGAAGCATACAGAAGAAGATACTCCTGCCGGAGAGTAACCTTTAGTCAGTATATCAGTTATTATACAGAAGCATGGAGTGTAAAAGATAAGGCTGAAAAGAGTGTGGTTGAGAATGACTTCTATGAGAAGTATAAAGGTGTTGAATTTCTTGTGCTTGAAGAAATCGGCAAAGAGATTGATAGTAAGATTGCTCAACCTATTTTAGAGGACTTATTAAGATATAGAGAAGAGCATGGTCTTGTTACCATTATTTGTTGTAATCTTGATTTACCTGCATTTAAAGCCAACTATGGTAATAGTGTATGTTCTTTAGTAAATGGAACACAGACCATTATAAAAATTGTGGGAAAGGATAGAAGAAGTTTATGATGAATGAGTTTGATAATGGTGTGTATCAGAAAGTCAGTAAACCTATTGCAAGAAAGTTGTTTAGAGCAGGTTGTAAAGTGTATGTGTTACCTTGTAAGGTAAGTCTCAGTATGCAGGTCAGTCTACAGCTACTTACTGTTCTATGATTAACCTTGACAATGGTTACATTGCTTTTGAGGAAAGAGCAAGTAGAAGCACCACAATTCAGAGAGTGTTAAGCCATCTTAATAAAGGTGATTACTATGGTCAATAAGCTGTTAAAGAGGGTCAGTTTGTCGAAGTGTATTCTCCGGGTGAATTTAAGATTGATTTATCATTTGATAGAAAAGGAGGACAGTAATTATGGTGTTAAAGAAATCTACAAAAATTAAAAATACTTCTGTAGAGAATAACAGATTGCAGGAATTAAAAACGAAGTTACAGTATAATGAACAGAAGATAAGGAGTCTTCTTGAAGAAAATGAAGACATTCGGAAAGAGATTCTTAGTATTCAGATTCTTCCCTTTAAAATTGGAGATTATGCTATGGCAGAAGTTGTAGCAGGTAAGACCAGAAAAGTACAGAAGTGTTTACTTGAGTGTGAATCTGGTACTCTTTATGTTAGACCAGTAAAAGATAACGGTGAGTTATCTGGCAGACATTTTAGTGTTTGTCCAGTCAATAAATCTTATAGTGATATTCTTAAACCAGTGGAGGAGTAATTATGTTACATGGAGACATTAGCAATCAAAGAAGTTTTATTATTGGTGTCCGCTGTGAAGATTGTCTCCTAAAGTTTAAGAAAAAAAGTGTGAAAGACAAGTTCTTCAATCTGCTGAAAGGCAAAGCCCATAATGCCGAAGTAGATATGCAGGTCTTGTCTCTCATGCGTTATATCTACGAAAATACGGAGTACACAGTTAGTCTTATTGTGGACAAAGAAAATTATACAGATGAGTTGAAAGATACTCTTGAGGAAATGAATATCCCCTACAATCAAGTAGGATTGGTGCTTACTAGCATTTCTGAGGTAACTATGATGTTGAATACAGGAGAGTTGTCAATCTATGTGGACTCATGCTACAATAGAAGAGCGTTAGTAAACAGCAAATATGCAGTAAGTGTTGAGGAGTTCAATACTATGCTGAGAAGAAAGGTGAAGCGTTTCCAATGAAATTAAGTAAAAAGGGCAAAAATTATAATGTAGAGAGGGGTTTTATTTCTAAACTTTTAGAAGAAAAGGATATGAAACTTCTGAAAGACCAACAAATAAAACCCTCTTTCTTTACTGGGGATAACAGAAGAGTTTATTCCTTTATACAGAACCAGTTTAGTTCCACTGGTGAAATTCCAACTTCAAGAGTTTTGGCTCAGAAATTTCCTAACTATGAATTAGAAGTACACACAGTTGAGGGAGTTGAACATATAGGTACTGATGAATCATTGTTGTACTGGTGTAACCAGTTACATATTAAGTCTATGCACAATAGAACTGCTGATGTGGTAGAAGCAGTTGCGGAGAAACTTGACGAGGGTGAGTCAGAAGAAGCCTATGCAATTTTAAAGAAAGGTGTCTGGCAGATTGAAGATGAAGTTGTTATATCTTCTTCTGTGGACATTACAAAAGATACAGAAGACCGAAAAAGAGCATACTTAGAGAGAAAAGAGAAGAAAGGTATCATGGGTATTCCTACTGGAATACCACATTTAGATTATATACTGAAAGGTCTTGTAAAAGAGACACTTACCACACTTATTGCTAACTCTGGTGTAGGTAAGACTTGGTTTCTTATTCTTGTAGGTGCTTATGCACAGCTTAATAACTACAAGGTGTGCGTATTCATCACAGAAATGAGTACTGACCTCATGCGTGACCGATTTGAAGCTATGTTATTTGGTATGATGTGCGGAGATTTTGATTACAATAACTTTAAGTCTGGTACTCTTCCATTAGAGACAGAACAAGCCTATTTTGAGTTTCTGGAAGATGACTTACCTAAACTTGAACCTCTTATTATTGAGACTGCCACTGGTGTTTCAAGTGTTGTATCAGTCATTGAAAAAGAAAAGCCGGATTTAGTTCTTATTGATGGTGTGTATCTTATGGAAGACGAGCAGGGTGCAAAAGATGACTGGTTGAGAGTAACACATATCACCAGAGATTTAAAGAAAGTAGCAAAGAACTGGCACTTGCCTATACTGATTAACACACAGGCTGATAAGAACACAAGTAAGAAGACCGGACCAGAGTTGGGGTCTATCATGTACTCTCAAGCTATTGGACAGGATAGTGATAACGTCCTTGCTTTATTCAGAGACGAAGTTATGATAAATGACAGAGAAATGGGAGTTAAAGTGTTGAAACAGCGTGAGGGTGTTCTGGGTAAAGTCCTTATCCAGTGGGATTTTAACAGAATGAATTTTGATAGTATTTACAGTGAGAGTTCTGGTGACAATGCAGAGCAAGGTTATACAGATGAAGAGTATGAGGGAAATATTATGTCTGTAAATTAGGAGGTGTTGAGTGTGGCGAAGTTAAAAAGAGTAGTTAGAACAGAAGACCCAAAAGAAGATATGTACCATTGTTGCAGATGGTGTCACTGGTATAAAGAGGGAAAGTGCTACTGTAAAGAGTACAGTGCCGGAGGAGACTCTTTAGATGTATATGGAGTATCAGAAAATGGGTATTTAAGTGAAACACTTGAAGAGACTTTGAATAATGAGAAGTTAATCAAGGAGTTTATGTTTGATGTTGAGAGTATTCTTGATAAGTGGGGAGTCTCTCAGAAGAGAAAGAAAGAGTTTGAGGAACATTTTAGACAATCATGGGGAAGTTTTGCAGACACTTCTTTAAAGGAAGTCCTTGATGAAAATGTTAGTGTCTTATACCAGACTAAAATGGAAGAGTGTTCACAAACTTCTGGTGTATATGTCAGTGAAGATTTTTGTTGCAAATATTTTGAATGAGGTGTTGTTTTATGGGAATGACATTATCTAAAGAACAGATAGAAGACCTCATAACTTATTGTGGCTCAAGACCTACACAGTGGAGAGACGAAGATATGTTAATCTGCTGTCCTGTTCATGGAGAGAGTAATCCCTCATGTGGAGTATCTGCTGAAAAACAGATATTCCACTGTTTCTCTTGTGGGGCAAGTGGTTCATTTTCTAAGTTATTATACCTCTCTCTTCCAGACGAATTTGGGTATGACCCTAGTACAGAAGACACTATAAAGAAGACTTGGTTTAAAGCTGAAAGAAAAGCTAGAGCGTTTTTAAAAGACAGGTATGAACTTGAGTATAGAGAACTTGGTAGTAAACTTCGCTATGTGAAAAGATATGATGAAGTTAGACAGAATAGAATTGAGTTGGAAGACACTGAAATCACAATACCACTTTGGAAGATAGCACCTTTTCAGTCCGGCAAGAGTACCTATAAGTATTTCTTTGACCGGGGATTTGATAAAGAAGACATGAAGAAGTTTATGGTGGGTTATGATGATGTAAGTAAAACAGTCACTTTTCCAGTGTTCAATGAGAACAATAAACTGGTGGGAGTGATTGGTAGATATATTAGCAAGAATAGAAAGAAGAACCAGAGGTATAAGATTTACGACCATTTTAATAGGAGTAACTATCTTTATCCTTTACAGCATTTTAAAGTGATAGACAACACCATTATTCTTGTTGAAGGTCAGTTAGACGCTATCTGGTGTCATAAGTGTGACCTGCCAAACACACTTGCTATAATGACGGACTATTTAAGTGAAGAGCAGGTTAAGTTCATTCAGAATCACTGTTCCAGAGTGATATACATTGGTGATAATGATGAACGAGGATTAGAAGCAAGAAAGAAGAACTCAGAGATTTTAAAGGGTAAAGTAGAGTTCTTTGTAGTAGACTTTCCAGAGCAGGGTAAAGACCCTTGTAATTGGTCTTATGACGAGTTGCATAACATGGTTGATAATGCACATAGCATTGTTAATAGAAAACTTAGGAGGTTATAACTATGAAACAAAAAGACATTGCAAAGGAACTGATAATCAATCTTGCTAAGTGTGAGGATAGTGTTAAAGCTGATGTTATCAGAAGAGTAGCAGACTGGTTAGAAAGCGGAGGTGACTTAAATGATGATTACATTATGAACCAGTTAAGGTACACTCAAAGGCATTTAGAGTTGTTGACACCTCAAAAGAAGTTTGACAATCAGCATGGTGTATGTTAAACTTCAAATTACCATAATTTATATAGAATTTATGAATTTATTAGCGAAAGGAGAAAGAGAATTATGGGTATGTTTAAAAAGGGCTATGAAGCCAACAGACAGGAAAAAGAGAGACAAGAGAAACTGGCAGAGAACAGAGGTAAAAGACTGTTTCGTTTCTTCCTTGCAAAAGATGGTGATGAAGCTGACCTTATCTTCTTAACAGAAGAGCCAGTCAATTTTCAAGAGCATAATGTGAAAGGCTCAAGAAATGGAAAAGATGTATTTAATCAGTACACTTGCACACAGGATGATAAGTGTGAGTTGTGTAATGATGGAGACAGACCCTCATTTAAAGGTGCTTTCCTTGTATGGGATTGTAGACCTTTTGAGTACACTGATAAGAACGGTAAGAAACAGCAGGCAGAGGGTAGCTTAAAGTTGTTTGTGTATGGAACAAAAGTTATTTCTCAGCTTGACCGTATCAGTACAAAGTATGGTCTGTCTGGAAGAACAATCACTATGGTTAGACTTGGTTCTGGTACATCTACTAACTACACATTTGAGCGTGGAGATAAAGTGAAGTTGACTGAGCAGGAAATCAAGAATATGTTGCCAGAGAAACTCAGAGATACTTATGATGGTACAGAAGACAGTCTGTATCAGATTCTTGAAGAACAGCTTGAAATGAACATCAAAGGTTATACAGGTGACTCTTCTGATGACAGTGATGAAGAAGATGACTATGACGGAAGAGATTCTGTTATGGGTGTTGATGATGAAGAAGAGGGTGAAAGACCTGCAAGAAAGCTGTCTTCTGGTGGTAAGAAGTTAAGTAAACCTGCCGGTAAGAAGAAATCACTTTTTAAACCTCAGAACAGTGTTAAAAAGAACCCACAGAGTAAGGCTAAATCACTTATGAAGAAAAGTGTTAGCAGATAGATTAAGGAGGTAATCAAAATGAGTGGATTGAAAGATTTTGTAGAAGCATACGCTCAGAAGAGAGGTATCAGTAAGACACAGGCAGAAGCAGAAGTAAGAGCATTTCTTGATGTTCTGAAAGCAAAACTGAAAGAGGGAGGAGTTTCCTTTAAGGGTATTCTCACATTGAAGAAAGTGTTGAAGAAAGGACGTTCTGGAAAATGTAATGGAAAAGAATACACTACAGAAGACAAGAACTCTTTGAAACTCACAATCGGGGCAGAACTTGAGCAGGAGTTAAACCAGTAGGAGATTTGCCATAATTCACAGAGTAGCTTATACTTTAAATGAAGAGTGTAAGCTACTCTTTTAAGTTTAAGAGAAAGGAGAAAATAGCTTGTGAAGTTAAAGAAGATAAAGCCAGTGGAGAAAAAGACTAAGAGACTCAAGCCAGTGGCTAAACCTAAAAAGAAGTTGGTGTTAAAAGCACCATATTCACAAGAGTATATTGAAGACTTTATTCAAAATGCTTATACAGGTGAATATCATGGCAACTTCCCATTTCAGCCGGAAATGATTGACTATGAGATTATCACAGACCTTGACCGACTTGAGTGGTTAGCTGATACCATGATGAAAGTTAGGGAGTTTGCATACGATACAGAGACCAACACTCTTGATGTTCTCGGTCCAAATAAGAAATTTAAGTGTGTTGGCATTAGTATTTCTTGGGGAGAGAAGTATAATTACTACATACCTCTGGGTCATGTTCGTGATGAAGATATTGATTGTCAGCTTGACCTTGACGTGGTTGTAGAGTACTTGAAACCAGTGTTTGAGCGTGAAGACGTAAGAATTATTGGACATAACCTCAAGTTCGATATGCACGTTTTAAAGAGAATTGGTATTGAGATTAAGACAACAGATTTGTTTGACACAATGTTAGCTTCATGGCTGTGTAATGAGAACACACCTAATGGTTTGAAAGATAACTCATTAGAGAAGATGGGTCTCCAACAGACTCACTTTGCAGAAGCAACAGCAACAGTACCAAATGAGGTCAAGAAACAGTTTGGATATAAAGCCAATTCAAAAGTGACCTTTGATTTAGTTCTTATTGAAGATGGTGCTCCATACGCTATAGCAGACGCATTTTATACTTATTGTTTGTATCTGGGATTCACTCAAGAACTTGTTGATGAACAGATGGACAAGATATACTATAAAATGTATATCCCATTTTTACAGACTTTATACAGAATGGAAGAACAAGGTGTTTCTGTTGATGTTGAAAAGCTGAGACAAATGGGTGAGGATATGCAGAATGACCTTGAAGAGTTGACCTACCAGATTTATGAACTTGCAGGTGTTGAATTTAATATTGGTTCTTCACAGCAGAAAGCAGAAATTTTGTTTGGGTGGGAAAAACCAGATACACCAGTTAAGAAAGATAAAGTTCCGGCTAAAGTTCAGAAAGTTATTGAGCAGTATAAAGGTAGAGAACTCACTGAGAATGAAGCACAAGAAAAACTGAATAAAGATGGATACTACTTTGATGAAAAAGGTCTTGTCTTTAAAGAGTCCAATAAGAACAGACACATTCTTGAGAAGTCTTTTGGATTTAAAGTGCTGAGTGAAACTGGAACAGGAAACCCTAGTACAGATAGTGATACTATCTGGAAGTTATCTCAGTTGAAAATCAAGACCAACAAGAGAAAACAAAAGGGTGTTGAAATGTGTAAGTTGATGATGGAGTATTCTAAGTTAGCAAAACTGAAAACAGCTTTTGTAGATGGTATTCTTGAGAAGTTGTATGAAGACGGAAAAGCACACCCATCATTTAATCAGATTGGAACTGACTCTGGAAGACTCTCATGTAGTAATCCAAACTTGCAACAGTTACCTAAAGCAAATGAGGACGATAAGTACCAGATTCGTTCAGTGTTTATCGGTAGTGTAGACCCTAATACTGGCAAGAGAAAGAAAATCATAGCACTTGACTATCACAACCTTGAAATGGTGTGTCTGACTTACTTTAGCCATGATAAGAACTTGACGGAAATGTTTGCCAATGATGATGACGCTCATGGTTCTACAGCAGTAAATATGTTTAACTTAGAGTGTACACCAGTTGAGGTTAAGAAAGAATATCCTCACTTACGTCAAGCGGCTAAGACTATCAACTTCATGCTTATGTATGGTGGTGGAGCAGGTAAACTTTATGAGAGTTTGAAGTCCGACCATTTCTCCCCACTTGATTTAGGTGCTAAAGAGTACCTTGAATTATACCATTGTAAGAATGGTGTTGATGTAGCACAGGTGTTTATTGATAAGTACTTTGACTCCTATAAGGGTGTAGCAAAATTCATTTCTGGACAGAAGAAATACGCACATAGAAATAAGTGTGTGTACACCATTCTTGGAAGAAAGAGAAGACTTCCAGACATTAACTCACATGACAGAAAGGTGTCTTCTTATTGTGAAAGACTTGCAGTAAATAGTGCTATTCAAGGAACTGCCGGTGATATTTGTATCAATGCTCAGATAAGAGTGGACGCAGATGAAAGATTAAGAGAAATGGGTTGTAATATGATGATTCAAGTACATGATGAATTGGTGTTTGAGTGTCCAGAAGAACATCTGGAAGAAGCTATACCTTTAATCAAACAGTACATGGAACACCCATTTGGTAATAGAGAAGACAGACAAGTTCCATTTTTAAGAGCAGATTATGATACTGGTGACAGTTATCAAGACGCAAAATAAAGGAGGTATATTATGAATCCAAAAATTGTACAAGATATTAAAGAGAATATTTTAGATTATTTTGAAGAGGGTGGTTTAACCACCTTTGAAATTACAAATATACAGATAACAGAAAGACTCTACATGAAAACATCTATTTGTATTCACTGTAAAGTCTCAAGGAGTGAGAGCCATAAGGTTGACAAAAGAGTTGTAGAGGGAATAGTTTTAGGTGTTTTAATTAAAAATCGTGTATTTGTTCCTAACTATAATATTCTGGTAGAGGAAGAAGAGACAGAATCTATAAGTGGTGCTTACACAGAATTATTAAAATCATATAAAATCAAGGAGGAAAATTCTATGTATTCAATTCCAGAGATTAAGAAAATTCATCACAGTGGTGACTACACCATTATTATTTGGGCTGATGATACGAAGACACAAGTTAAGAGAGCAGAGGGTACACCTAATGACCCTTATGGTGCTTTTGCACAGGCTGTTCTCAAAAAACTTTTTGGCTCTACTGAGAAAGCTAAATTTGAACACTCTTTAAAACAGAACTCTGTTAAAGAGCAGGAGAAAATCTTGTCTAAGAAAACAGCTAGGAAAGAAAAGCAGGAGAAATCTGAAAAGAAGAAGTTAGACCGGGAGATTAAGAGACAAGAGAATGAACTGAAAAAGAAAGCAGAACAGGTTGAGGTTCTCAAAATGAAAAGACATAAACTGTTCAAGAGAGGAGAATAAGTAATATGCAGTATCAGATTTTTAGTTTAAACACAGGTGAGGTAGTAGCATGGCTTGACACAGATAGTAGAGAAGCCATTTTAAAGAAAGGTTATGAGATTCAGAGTGGTGAGAACTTAACTGTTCAAGAGGTAATTGAGAAAGGTTTTAATATCTCCCCTAAAACAGTAGCACAGTTTGAGAAAGTTTCATGGGGTCAGTACTGTGATTCTAAAAAGTGGAATCCAGATGAAGTGTTTACTAGAGGAGACCATACCAATGAGTATGATAATATCAAACTTCCTAGAAGAGCAACAAAGGGAAGTGCAGGATATGATTTCTTTTCCCCATTTGACTTCACATTGAACCCCGGAGAAACAGTTAAAGTACCTACTGGTATTCGTTGTAAAATTAAAGACGGATATGTGTTGAAAGAGTATCCTAGAAGTGGTTTAGGATTCAAGTACAGAGTAAGACTTGATAACACAGTAGGTATTATTGACAGTGATTACTACAACTCTGATAACGAGGGTCATATCTTCATTAAGATTACAAATGAGGGAGACAAGACCTTTAGTGTTAAAGCAGGAGAAGCGTTCTGTCAAGGTATTTTTGAAGAGTACTTTTTAGCAGTTGAAGAAGAAGTAACAGAAGAGAGAAATGGTGGATTCGGTTCTACCACAAAATAATAATAAGAGGGCAGTTGTCTATATAGATGATTGCCCTTTTGACATTATTGGTATTCTATATTATAATAAATTCATACTAATATAAAAGTATGAATTTATTGAGAAAGGAGAAAGTAGTAATGGCAAGAAGTATAACCCCTCAGAAAGACCAGACAACTATTGTGGCGAGTAAAACTTTGTTAGATAGGATTAAAGTTCATGTTGCTAAGAATGGTGACAATCAGACAAAGTTTGTTATTAGAGCATTAGTGAATCAGCTTGAGCGTGAGGGTGATATTGAAATTAGAAGTATATTAGAGGAGGAAGAAGATGACTATTAAAAAGAAACAGGCAGTAAAGACCACTTCCACAGTAAAGGGAAAAGCACCAGAGAAAGACCTCAAGAAACTTGACAGCATTGTTGCAGACCTCAATAAGAAATTCGGGGATAATGCAGTAATGAGAGGATTCCCTAAAAAGAAGAATGACGAAGATGATTGGTATTACATCAACAGATTTAGTACTCATGTTCCATCACTTGATATTGCTTTAGGTGGTGGTATTCCTATTGGAAGATATACAGAAGTACAAGGTGCTTTCTCTTCTTTTAAAACCACAATGGCACTTCACATGATAAGAGAATTTCAGACTAAGTTTAAAAAGACAGTTCTTCTTTGTGACGCAGAGGGTACAACTACTGATGATGGTGGTGAGTATTTATCTCAGCTTGAGGTCAAAGAAGAATATTTTATGTACAATCCTAGTGCCGGACTTGAAGAAACTACTCAGATGATTTTAGACGCTATGGATAACCCAGATATTAAAATGGCTGTTATTGACTCCATTGAAGCACTTGTGCCTACAAAAGAGTATGAGAGTGACATGGAAGATACAGTGCAGATGGGTATTAAGCCTAAACTGTTAGGTGAGTTCTTCCGCAAGTTTCAAGCTAAAAACAATAAACTCAGAAGACAAGGACAAATGCCTTTTACACTTATTGGTATCAACCAGTTGAAAGACAAGATTTCCTTGTATGGAGGTGAGTTCGCTCCCGGAGGAAAAGCGAAAGACTTTGCACAGAGTTTGTGTATCAAGTTTAGAAAAGGTGATACTCTTGTAGAGGGTAAAGGCGACAATAAAGTTCCAGTAGGTCAGACAGTGAAGTTTAAAGTTGAGAAGAATAAGACTTTCCCAGCAGGTAAGAGTGGAGAGTTTGATATGTATTCGGAAGAGAACAGTGCAGGTGTTAAAAAAGGATTCTGTGATGTTACCATGTCTATTATTCTTGAAGCACTTGACTTTGGACTTATTGAGAGAGCCGGAAGTTATTTCTATCTCAAGAATGACCCGACAAATAAGTTTCAAGGTAAAGAGAAACTTATCGACTACATTCTGGATAACCCAGAGATTGTAAACTCTCTCACTGAGGAGATTCTTTCAAAAGTTAATAACAGAGTAGGTGTGTAATATGAAGAAGTTCACGAGAGGTTATAAAGAGAGCAGAGAAAAGGTGCTTAAAAGTGCTAAGTTCACAAGGTCTTGTTTTAATTGTGATTACTATTACAAAACTATGTCAGATAAAGAAGAGGTCTGTCAGAACAGTAATGTAACACAGTTTGACCTTGTAACGGAAGAGAATAATATCTTCTGCTGTTATTGGAGACAGAGTTCCAGACAGTCAGAAGATTCTCTTTTCAAAGGTTCTGGGAGGAATAGACAGTTATGAAAACAGTAAGAAAACGTAGTCAGAAGCAAGAGAAAGGTGTTGCGAAAGACATGGGTGCGAAAGTAGTAGTTGCCAGTGGTGCTTTATGGAGTGCTAAAGGTGATGTGAGAAGTGATAAGTTTCTCATTGAGTGTAAGACCACTGAAAAGGACTACTACCCAGTAACCACAAAAGTATGGGAGAAGATTTCTCAAGAAGCTGTAAAAGATGGTATGAGAATACCTCTCCTTATGGTAGATTTGAAAGATTCCGAAAGGTATGTTATTTTCAATCCGAAAGACTTTAATCGACAATTTAACACCTATGTAATTGCAGGAGGAAAGGTGACTAAGACATACAGACTCAGAGAATGGAAAGAAGTATCAGAGTTACCTATTCTCTTTGGTCTTAGTGCAGAAAGAGTAGACAAGGTGAACCACATTCTTATGTGTTGGACGATTGATAAGTTTAAAGACTATTTTGAGGAGGAATTGTAAATGAAAGTAAAGAAAGTAAAACCTGCCCCGAATATTTTAGACAGACTTTTCTGTGGTAAGTGTGGCAAAGAGTTACCTATTAAGCACTACACAAATGAGAAAGGTATTCCATGTGCAGACCCAAGAATCTGTGAATGGAACTATTGTCCTAATTGTGGGGAGATTATTGAGAAAGAGGGTGATTTCGTTGTCACTGAGTAATTTGTTTAATTCTATGAAGCAAGAGGGGTATATTATTAGACCTCTTGACTTCTATTTAGAGAAACAGGCAAATGCAGATAATGACCGGGCAGTAGATGTAAATGCTCCCTCACAAGCAGGTCAGTGTATGCGTCACAATTATTACATGAGAAAGAGATACCAGTCAGACGGAAGTATTGAGCCAAGAACTCAAAGAATCTTTGACAATGGTACATACACACATGAAAGGTTACAAACATACTTATTGGACATGAATCTTTTAATCTGTGATGAAGTACCTTTGTTAAATGAGGACTATAATATCCAAGGTCATACTGATGGTTTCTTAGATATTGCAGATGATGAAATTGCAATTCTGGAAATTAAGAGTATCAATGACAATCAGTTCTCAAAGCTGAAAGACGCTAAAGAGGAACACAAAAAGCAAGGTCTTGTGTATCTGTTTTGTGCGGAGGAAAGAAGACTCCATTTAAGGGAGACTTATAAGACACTTGATGATTTCTACAACTCTGAGGATGAACGTGCTGAATATTACAGGTCTAAATATCAGCACATGAAAGGTGGTAGAAAGTTCTCAAGAGAAGAGAAGATTGAACATGAGGTAGACCTCAATTTAATCTGTGATGACATTCTCTATAGGACAGAAAAGCCAGTGTCAAAGGTTGTGTTTCTGTATGAAAACAAGAATAATCAAGAGTTGAAAGAGTATGTGGTGGAGAGAAACACTGTCACTGAACATATCCTTACTGGTGTTCTTAATGAGTACACAGCTTTGAATGAGTATTGTGAGGAAGATGAAGTTCCACCTAGAGAGGGTACAAGTAAGTCTTGTCAGACCTGTCACTGGTGCGATTTCAAATTAGAGTGTTGGAGGTAGACGAGAATGGCATTAAAGAAGATAGAGGGCAAAGTAAATCCTTTAAAGGCTTTGAAAGAGAAAAAGAGTTATGTAGATTCTATGCAGGAAGACTTAGAAATTAAGGGTGTTAATTTCTTTGAACCTAGTGAGAATGGCTCTTTGAACATTGACACTGATTATCTTTCACTTCCAGCACATATTACAGAAGTTCCGGCGAGAGATTTAGGAGAACTTCTTAATGCCTTTACTCAGCAGAAAATGTACATGAGAACTCTTTTAGGTTGGGCTGAATTGTATCTTGAAGAAGCACAGAGGGAGTATTTAAAAGAGAGTCAGCACTTGTACAGTAAAATGTCGGAAACTAAAATGTCTGAAAAGGCAAAGGAACGTGAACTTAACACAGACCCAGATATTTTTCCATTCTATGAGAAGTACATGGACTACAAAAAGAAGTGTATGTTATTGGAGTTGAATATCTCAAGTATTGAAGAAGCAATCTTTATGATAAGCCGGGAAGTAAGTAGAAGAACTGGTGATTTCAACAATGACACAAGAAACTACAACGTGAATAAGTAAGGGTAAAAGACAGGATATTTTACAAGTCCTGTCTTTTATTATATAATAAAATCATAAAGTAATAAATTTATGAAAGAAGAAAGGAGCATAAAGGTTTGAAGTTAAAAAGAAAATCCATGTTTAAGAGGGGTTATGAAAAGCCACTACAGAAAGATATAACTCCTATTACTTTAGATTCTCAGCAGGACTTAGCTGTTCATTCTCAAGACAGCAACATTTTAGTAGTTGCAGGTGCAGGTTCGGGTAAGACCAGAGTACTTACTGAGAGAATTAAATTTCTTTTAGAAAAAGGTGTTCCACCTTGTAATATTGTAGCAATCACATTCACAAATATGGCGGCAGAGGAAATGAAAGAAAGACTTTATGATGTAGAGGGAATTGGAGATGCTTTCATTGGTACTATACATTCCTTTGCAAATAGAGTTATGAAACTTTCCGGCGAGAACTATAGGATTTATGATGATAGTATAGACAATGACTTCCACCGGGAACTTATCACAAAGTACTGTAAGTCTTTAACTTTTGACAGATACCTTGAGTATAAGGATATGAAGACACAAGAAATGATGGGTAAGATTTCTGAGAAAGAACTCAATGACTATCTTCTTCCTAGTGAGAATGGTGAGTTAAGACTCATAGAAAGAAAGCAGGAGGACATTGAGTATGAGATTTCAGTAGCAGGAAGTACCCAGTTCCCAGAAAGTATTGATACTTTATGTAAGGCAAGAAACGTCATTACTTTTGAGGAGTTGTTGATAAAAGCGGAGAACTATTTTAGAAGTATCAACGCTGAGATTGAACACGTTCTGGTAGACGAGTTTCAAGATGTGGGTTCACTTGAGTTTAATTTTATTGACTCATTACAAGCTGAGAACTACTTCCTAGTGGGAGACGATTGGCAGAGTATTTATAGCTTTAAAGGAGGTAATGTAAAAATCTTCTTGAAGCTGATTGAAGACGGACTGTTTACTGTGTTCTACCTTACGAATAATTATAGAAACAGTAAGGCAGTGTTGGAGATTGCTGATACAGTAATCAGTCAAGTGTACAGTAAAATTGACAAATCTATTGTGCAGGTTTCAGATAAAGAGGGGTCAGTACAGATTCTCTCTAAGAGAACACTTCCAGTGGTGTTAGACAGTATTAAGAAAGACGGAAATTTCAGAGACTATTTTATTCTTGTAAGAACCAATAAAGACCTCTTTAAAATGCAGGAGATTTGTGAGGAGAATGAAGTACCTTTCACCACATTTAAAAGAGAGGGAATGTCTCTTGCAGATTTAAAGAAACACATGGATTCTAACAGAGTAAAGATTCTTACAGTTCATGTTTCAAAAGGTCTTGAAGTAAAGAATGTTCTTCTGTATGGAAATTTCCCGGTCCAGTGTCCTAGATACATGAAAGACGAGGAAGAAAGAAAAGTAATGTATGTAGCTGTTACAAGAGCAGAGGAGAATTTAATCATAATGAACTGATTTTACATTAGGTCAGTTTTATGATAGAGTAACCACATTATGTTTTAAGGAGGTAACCATGAGTAAAGAAAATGACAGAATTGATAAAGCACAGGACATTGCTTTAAATGAGGGTGGTCTTGATTATGTGATTGATGTAGTCAGTACACCAGATTTTGTTGAAGTTGTGGGTAAAATGGGTGGAGATACTATTACCTACAGAGTTATGAATGACGGACAGTTTTATGAGAGATAGGAGGAAAATCAATGAAAATCATTAAACCAAAACATGAACACTTATCTAAAGCAGGACTTACACCTTACCAGTTTATTGAGAAAATCGGTAGACTGTGTTACAAATCTGAGGATAAGGTGACACCAGAAAGTGCAGTGCCTTTTGTAAAAGGTCTGTGTAAGAGAAAGCATTATGCTATGACAGAACATCATTGGGTACATATTTTGTACACTGGTTCATCAGAAGACCTTATCAATGCTCTTAATATTTATGCAATACACGATTGCAGAACAAAGGGTAATTCTTATGACCTTACAAAGTACATGGAGATTACTTTCTTTGGTAATACTTATATTTCAGCACCTTTAAGAGTGTTTATGGAAATGGCAGATAGTATATCTAATTTAAACGCTAATCCTATTCCGGCTCTTGTAGATGAAATGCTTTCTTGTGTGGCAAATGCCTACTCGGAGATTTTTCCATTACAACTCTCTTACAGACTTACCCGACACTTTGAGGTAGTGGAAGAAGAAGAGTTTTGTGGTGAACTTATCAATGAAATGTATGACTGTTCACACTCGGATATTGATAAGGAGCTTATGAAACACAAAACACATACTGTTTTATTCACTTGTGACAGAGGTGTTTCACATGAACTTGTAAGACACAGACCTTGCAGTTTTGCACAGGAGAGTACAAGATACTGTAACTATTCTAAAGGTAAATTTGAAGAAGAGATTACAGTTATTCTTCCATTTTTCTTTGACACTGGAATGGGAGAGCAGTCTAATAGTCTTGTGTTTGAAGCATGGAAGTATTCATGCGAAGTTGCCGAGAGAAAGTACATGGAACTTTTAAGTTATGGTGCTACCCCACAAGAAGCAAGAACAGTACTTCCTAACTCTTTAAAGACGGAAATTGTTATGACCTGCAATGAGAAAGAGTGGCAACACATTGTTGACCTTAGAGCAAAAGATGTTACTGGTCCGGCTCACCCTCAGATGAAAGAAATCATGTGTCCTTGGTATGAAGAGTTGAAAGAGTTATCAGAGGGGAGAATTAAGTAATGAACAAGTTTACATTTAGATTAAAGGACAGAATGAAGCTGACAGTTGAAAAGGTTAGTCCTAGAGTGTGTCTGTTTGTTGTAAGTGGCAAGAATACATACACCTTTAGAATTTCCAGTAAAAAGGCGAAAGAAGTAGTATCAGCTTTTAAGACTGTTGGTAGTATTCCAGAGATTAAAATAAGAGTAGACCTTGATGGAAATATGAGTACAGGAGTTTTGCGTTTCCAGTGCATTAAAGACAATGAGTATGAATTGTTGGTCTTTTGTGATGGAGGTAGAAAGATTCTTGATACTACTTTTAATAAAAAGTTCTTGAAGAAAATGTATAAGACTATGGAAGAGGTGTTTGAAATTGGGTAAAGTAGATAACGTAAACCACCCCTCTCATTATGAGGGGTCTACTTCCTTAGAGTGTATTCAGTGTATGGAAGTAACAATGGGGAAACAAGCAGTAGCAGATTTTTGTCTTTGCAATGCTTTTAAATATTTGTGGAGGTACAAAAACAAAAATGGAAAAGAAGATGTAAGCAAAGCAAGGTGGTACTTAGACCATGTACTTCACTACATGGAAAGAAATGAAGACCTTAACGAAGATACAGTTACTATGTACCATAGATTAAATAATCTTCAAATTGATATTAACGATTACATTGCAAACGGAGGTTGGAAAGATGAAGAGAAATAAGAAAGTGTTGTGTTTAGTGTTAGTGTTTATGTTAGGTGTTACTTCTTTGACTGGCTGTTCTTATTTAGACAGTAAGATTAAAGACATTAAGGGTGAGTTAATTGGTAACAGCTTTGACATTTCTATCTATGATAACTTTGGAAATAATACACTTAATATTTCCGGCGATAAAGTTCAAGTAGACGCAAATGTGGTGAAAGTAAAGAGTGTTGACTCTGATGGAACATGGTCTACTACATACGAAATGTCTTCTGTTACCACTAATACGATTGACGGAAGTAATATGGAGCAAGTAGGAAACACTGTTATCTATGCAGAAAAGGGTCTTAACAAAATTACCGATTTTGAACTTCCTACGGACATTGAGACTTCTGGTGGTACATTTAACCTTTTGGACAGAAATATCAACTCTATTAAGAATATGATTGGTACACCTAAAGTAGTTGTTATTTCTTCTCAGCTTGGTGTTCCTATTGCGGTGTATGGCGGTGATGAAGTATATTATGAAATTCCAGATGACCTACCTAAGATGACGAAATTGGTTGTAGATGGAAAAGCACTTTATATCCACCGGGCAAACTATGTTATTTTAGATACTACCATGATTAAGTAGGAGGTGTTTAATATGCCTTGTATATGTTATCAATATAAGAATTTTAAGGACGAGAAATTAGAACTTATAGACCACATAAACACAGTAGTTGAAGAGTACATGGAGCAGGGGTACACTCTTACCCTCCGTCAGCTTTACTATCAGTTAGTAGCAAGAGGTATTATTGAGAACTCCCAGAGAAGCTATAAGAATACTGGTGTTCTTATCAATGACGCTCGTTTAGCAGGACTGATTGATTGGAGTTCTCTTGAAGACAGAACCAGAAATTTAAAGAGATTGTCACATTGGGAAAGTCCAGAGGAGATTATTAAGAGTGCTTCAAGTCAGTATAAGAAAGACTTATGGGCTACACAAGATTACCACCTTGAAGTGTGGGTGGAAAAAGAAGCACTTGCAGAAGTAGTTGAAAGAGCGTGTATTCCTTGGGATATTCCTTTTTTCTGTTGTAGAGGTTATGTGTCTCAGAGTGAAATGTGGCAGGCTTCACAAAGACTCATAGATTATGCTAAACAGGGTAAGTATTGTAAAATTATCCATTTAGGAGACCATGACCCTAGTGGTATTGATATGAGTAGGGATATTGAAGAAAGACTTACTATGTTTGGAACACATGATTATGGTCTTTTCTCTGATAAGTTTTTGGGTCTTAGTAGAATTGCTCTTAACATGGACCAGATTAAACTTTTCAACCCACCTCCTAACCCGGCTAAGATTACTGATACTAGATGTAAAAGCTACATGGAAAACTATGGTGATGAAAGTTGGGAACTTGACGCTTTAGAACCAAAGGTTATCAGAAAACTCATTGATGATGAAGTCTCCATTTATGCAAATGAAGAGATTATGGATTCCATAAAAGAAAGAGTTGCACAAGAGAAGAAAGTTATGGAAAGAATTTGTGAGGATTGGAGTAGCCTTTACAGTCTTTATAACAACAAACATTAGAGGTAGGTATGAAGAAAGTAGGTATTTTAATTCTGTGTCTATTCTTATGTGGGTGTTCTAAAGAAGACAAGTCAGAGGAGTATGTAAAATTTCAAGATAAACACTCTATGGACTGGGATAGCGAAGAAAGCAATCTTTTAATGCTTCTTGCAGAAAATAAAGGTGGCTCAGTAGAAGACAGGTGCTACAATATTCTTGTTGCTTTAAATAGAGTGTGGAGTCCAGAATATCCAAATACTATTGAAGAAGTGGTTGACTTAGAACTTCCTTGTGGAAAGATGAAGCTGACTATAAGTGAAGAAACACAAGAAGCTATGGATATGATACTCTATGATGGAGTAGATAATAGCAAGGGGTCTTTAGAATACACAGATGAATAAGTAAGAGATAGGGCAGAGTTTTCTGCCCTGTTTTTTATTGTTGACTAAAATTGTGCTTTGGACTATACTAAGGTTACAGCATTTTTGCAGTAAATATCATAGCAGTAAAGGAGTATGTAAAGATGAAATTAAAGAAAAAAGTAGAACAAGGTCAAATGACAAAGCAGGAGCAACTTTCAAGACAAGGTAGAAATGCCAAAAGAAAAGGTGGTCAGTATGAGCGTGTAATTGCAAAGAAATTCCAAGACAAGTATGGTGTTGAGTTAAAACGCACACCTCAGTCTGGTGGTTTTGCAAAGAAGTCTGATAAGGCAGATGACTACAGAGGAGACATTACGATAGTGGACACAAAGCAGATGTTGTTACTCCACATTGAATGTAAGAATCAACAGAAATGGTCTCTTCCTAAGTGGCTGAAACAAGCTGAAAGTGACTGTCCAGAGGGTAGACTCCCTATTGTTATTTTCCATGAACATAATACATCAAATGATTACGTCACTTTAAGGTTAGAAGACTTCTTAAATATCGTTCCAAAAGACAAAGTAGTTGGAAAGAGGGTGTTTAAGAAATGATAACAATTTTGAAGTGGCTTTTCTTTATTGTAGTGGTTATTGTAATTCTCCACTATTTCTTTCCGCTTGTTGAAGTGTGTGGTTGCAGTATGTTACCTACATATCTTAATGGTGAAGTCGTACTTTCCAGAAGAATTTATAAAGTAGATAACATCAAGCCGGGAGACATAATGGTGTTTAAACAACCCTATGATAAAGAAAGACTCTTGATAAAAAGAGTCAGTGAAGTATTTAGAGATAAGGACGGAAAAGTGCAGTCTATCTTCTTTTTAGGGGATAATGCACCAGATAGTTATGACAGTAGAAATTTTGGCTATGTCCTTGTGGAAGACCTTGTTTCTAAAGTAATTAAACCAAGAAGAAAAGAGGTATAGTTTATGAAAGTTATTCTTTACAGTACACATTGCCCCAGATGTAAGGTCTTAGAGAACAAACTTCAATCAATGGGTATTCCTTATGAAGAGGTGACTGACCTTGACACCATGAAAGAGTTAGGTATCATGTCAGCACCTATGTTATCTGTTGACGGAGAACTTATGAACTTTTCTGTAGCAATCAATAAAGTAAATGAAATATCAGCGAGAGTGGAGGAAGAGGTATGAGAGAACAGGACACATCATTGTTTCCTATTAACGTGAAGTTGTTTAGTCCTTTTGTGGAGAAAATGCAGAGTCTCTACAATAAATACCCGGAAGAGTTTAGCAGACTGAATGGGTTACATGAAGACAATTTAAACTTCACTACATTTATCAGCAATTTTACGCAGGATAACACATTAGCAGATGTTACCATTGATGGTAATGCCAATGCTTCTGTAAAAGACATTTGTTCTATGGACACTGAAATGGATAAGCCACACAAAAAGCTGTTATCACTCCATAAAATCTACTATGAGATTTACAAAAAGTATGGTGTTGAGACAGCAGACAGATGGTTAGAAGAAGAGTGGAATGGTGCTTCTTATTTACATGATTCATATTCCGCTTCTTTTAAACCTTATTGTTTCGCTTACACACTGGAAGACTTAGTGAACAGAGGTCTTTACTTTGTAACGGATTTTAAGTCAGAAGCACCTAAACATCTTTTAACCTACACCAGAGACGTTTTGGAGTTTGTGTCATGGACTTCCAACAGAACAAGTGGTGCTTGTGGTCTTCCAGACTTTTTGATTTATCACTTCTATTTCTGGAAACATGATGTAGAAAACAACTATTTCTTGAAGAGTCCAGAGTACTACAGAGACCAAGGATTCCAAGAGATTATTTATGGTCTTAACCAACCATATCTCCGGGTAAATCAGAGTGCATTTACTAACTTCACAATTATGGACAGATACTATCTCACAGAAATGTTTGGTGACAGGCAGTTCCCAGATGGTACATGGGTCATTGATTACATTGATGACATTTTGGACTACCAGATTGCTTTCCTTGAGGAAGTATCAAGAACACGAAGCAAGACCATGTTTACTTTCCCGGTACTTACTTTCTCTCTGTTAAAGAAAAAGGACATTGACATGAGCAGAGTAGGTGACTGGGATTACAGTGTCTTTGAAGATGAAGAGTATGCAAAGAGGTGTAGTAAACACAATATGCTCTGGGCTGACAGCAACTTCTTTAGTGATGTGAATGTAACCTCACTGAGTTCTTGTTGTAGACTGGTAAATGACTTCTCTAAGCTGACTGGATTTATTAACTCCATTGGTGGAACACAGTTAAAAATCGGGTCAGTAAAAGTAAACACTATCAACCTTGCCCGAATTGCTTTAGAAGCAAATGGAGACGAGGAGAAGTACTTTGAGATACTCAAGGAGAGAGTAGATACTTGTGTAAAAGCACTGGACAGAATCAGACACATTATTCAGAGAAATGTGGAGAAAGGTATTCTTCCTAACTACACCTACAAGCTGATTGAATTAAAGAACCAGTACAACACTATTGGTATCAATGGTATGTTTGAAGCTGTGAGACACATGAATGGAACACAGACTGACTCTTTAGGTAATATCAGCTATAATGAATATGGAGATTACTTCTCCTGCAAGATTCTTGATTTTATCAATGAGCAAAAAGACTCTTATGGGTTTGACTATTCTATCAACATTGAAGCAGTTCCGGCAGAGAGGTGTGCAGTCATTCTTTTAACAAAAGACAGACTTATTTACGGAGACCAAGTGACTAACGCTAATCTCTATGGAAACCAGTGGATTCCTCTTGATGAACAGTGTTCTATCAGTGAGAAGATTCGTCTGGGGTCTATCCTTGATAAGAAATGTGGTGGTGGACAAATCATGCACGTTAATATCAGTGGAGATTTTGTAGATGAACAGCAAGCATGGTCTATTCTGAATAAGATTGTTGCACAAGGAGTTATCTACTTTGCCTTTAATAAGATTATCAGTGTATGTAAGAATGGACATGGATTCTTTGGTGATGTGTGTCCTCAGTGTGGAGAACCTAAATCAGATGAAGTTATGAGAATTGTAGGATTCCTCACACCAAGAAGTTCTTACTCTGACGCTCGTAAAAAGGAATCTGGGAGGAGATATTTCTATGACCTCAATGATGACTTATTCTAATGTGGGTAAGTTAAGTGATAATGTCTTCTATGCCAGTATCAAAGTGAAAGATATTAAATCAGAGGTGTTTCAAGATTACAAGAAATGCTCCATGTTCATAGGTGTTTCTACTTGTGATTTTAAGTGCTGTAGGGAAGTAAATCTTCCTTGCAGTACTTGTCAAAATTCTGGGGTTAATTCTCAAGAGGATATTATTGTTGACTATGAGAACATTTTCAAAATGTTCCAGAACTCACTTTTAAGTGAAGCTATTGTAATAGGTGGTCTTGAACCATTTTTACAGGCTGATGAAGTAGTACAGCTTATTCACTACTTTAGAGACAGAGGAGTTAAAAATGACTTTGTTATCTACACTGGGTACTATCCAGAAGAAATAAGCAAAGACACTTTAGAGGTGTTAAAGAAGTTGGAAAATGTAGTTATCAAGTATGGTAGATACATTCCAGATAGACCAAACAGGTTTGATGAAGTGTTAGGTGTTACCCTTGCTTCTGATAACCAGTATGCAGTAAAGTTGTAGAAAAGGAGGTAATAATCGTGGCTAGAGAAGAAGTAAAAGTCCTTAAAGTTTCCGGCTCTTCCCCAACAAGACAGACTGCCGGAAGTATTGTAAAGACCTACGAAGCAGGTTATCATAACATTGAGTTAAGAGCCATTGGAGCGTCTAGTGTAAACCAGATGTTTAAGGCTGTTGCTACTGCTAGTAGTATCTTTGCACAGAAAGGTAAGATTCTCTATATCAGACCGGGGTATGACACTGCTGATGTAGATGGAGACAAAACAGTTATGATTGCAAGAATCGTAGTAGATTAAGGAGGATTTATTATGGTAGATTTAAACAGAATTACTAAACTTATGTATAGTGATAACTATGTAGACAGATTTAAAGCTGAGTACTGGCAGACTAAAATGAGGTACGACAAACTTCATAAAATGACTATCAGATACGAAGCAGGAACACTTAACTTTACCCCTAAATGTAGTCTTGAATTGCTGAAAGAGCAGAAAGGCTATATGGGTAATTACCTTAGAACCCTTGAAGTTAGAGCAGAAGTTGAGGGTATTGATTTAGAGGAGGTGTAGTTATGCTTACAATTACAAAACACTTTGGATTTGAAGCGTGTCACCACTTACCTCATTATAAGGGTGCTTGCCACAATCTTCATGGACACTCCTACAAACTTGATGTTACAGTAGGAGGTTCCATCATTAAAGATGGTCCGAAGCAAGGAATGATTATGGATTTTAAAGACCTCAAGAAGATTGTCAAAGACTATGTGGTTGATAAATTAGACCATGAGGACTTAAATAACCATTACCCTAACCCTACCGCAGAAATTATGGTGGTTGACATTGGAAAAACAATTATGCAAAACCTCCCGGATAATGTTTATCTTGTAAGCGTGAAATTGTGGGAGACAGAAGACAGTTATGCAGAATACATTCCAAGCTATGAGAGTTTAAGAAATATTCTGCAACCTGCGACATAAGGAGGTGGAGACTATGTTATACTATGATGAAATCTTTTGTAGCATACAGGGAGAATCAAGTGATACTGGTCTCCCTTGTGTCTTTATTCGTTTGTTTGGCTGTCCAGTAGGTTGTTCCTATTGCGACCAACCCCAAAAGAAAGAGGACAGAAAAAGAATTTCTGTAGGTAACTTAGTTCAAGCAGTCCTTAAAGACTATAAGTGGTGTAAGAACATTTGTCTGACAGGTGGTGAGCCACTTATCCATGAAGAAGCACTTCCACTGGTATATGAGTTACAATCCCTCGGATTTAATGTGTCTATTGAGACAAGTGGTTGTGTTCCTTTGGAAGAACCTAGTTACAGAAGAAGTTACAAATATGTGATGGACATTAAAGGTCCGTCCAGTGGAGTAAAGCACAAAAACATTTATGAGAACCTTTTAAAATTGCAAAACAATGACGAGGTTAAGTATGTTATCAAGGACAGAGAAGATTATGAGTTTATGAAAGGGGTTATGAAAAAGTACCCTACTTCTGCAAGTATTCTTGTCAGTCCTATGTTTGACCCGAATGGAAAAGCCTACATTGGAAAAGAACTTGTTGAGTGGATTCTTGAAGACCATTTAAACGTCAGAGTCCAGATTCAGTTGCATAAGATTTTGGAGGTACAGTAAATGTCAAAGGTTGTTGATATTGACGCAAACAAACCTCACATGGTATCAGAAGTCCTCTGTGTTCACTGTGTTCACAGATGGATTTCTGTTAGACCAGTGGAAACCCTTTTAAAAGACCTTAAATGTCCTAACTGCCAGAAACAAGGTGGTGTGATTGAGACAGGTCAGCTTTTAGATGTAGGAGGTGACACATAATGGCTTGTGGAACTAAAAAAGGTAGTAAGAGTACTAAGAAAGGTAGCAAAAAAGGAGGTAAAAAGTAATGATGAATAGAAGACCTATTGACCCAGAAGAAGCAAGATGGCAGAGACGTGATGACGCAAGAACACTTGCAAGGGCAGAAGAGATTAAAGCAGACAAAGACAGATATGACGGAGCAAAACTTGGTGCAAAAGAAATCTTAGAAGAAGAGACAGCAAGACTCAATGGACTTAACAAAGTAGCCGGAAGAAGACCTGCTAAAACACCTAAGACAGAAGAGAGACAGCAGAGAAGTGTGGGTCAACCTTTATACCACTCTACAGAGAATAAGGCAAGACCTACAAGAAATGCTCTCCCATCTGATGTGCCGGATATTTTTAGACGCTAGGAGGTACACACATGAAAAAGATTGTAGTACTGAACAGCGGAGGTTTTGACAGTGTGTGTCTGTGTCACTGGGTTAGGGATAATAACCCAGACGCAGAAATTCACTCCCTCCATTTTGAATATGGAAACAGAAACCATCTTATGGAAACAAATCGGGCTAAGAGGGTGTGTAAGAAGTTGAATATGATAAACCATGTAGTGAAACTCAAACCTATTAAGTGGTCTCAGAGTACACTGTATGGTAGAAAGACCTCTAATGAATATGGTGATGAACAGTACCTTGAGTACCGCAATCTTATTTTCATGTCCTATGCTTCTTCTTTGGCTCAGAGTATTGGTAGTACAGTGATTTATGTAGCAGTTATCAAATCTTTTGACGGACACGAATACATTGATTGTAAAGGTGAGTTCTTTAATGCACTTGAAACAGTCTTAAAGGACAGCCATATTGAGATTAAAACACCTTTCATTGACGTGGATAAGTGGGATTTTAAAGAGATTGCTTTAAAACACAATATTACCCCGAAAGACTTTTTCTCTTGTAATGAGCCAGTGTTAGGAGTCCTGCCATGTAAAAGGTGTCCAGACTGTAAAGCACTGGAAGAAATTTATGGTGAAACCTATTGACTTCCTATATGTGTTTTGGTATATTATATACAGGTTAAGCCAACTGTACTCTGATAGGCGTTTAGTATATTCCCCTATTATGATGACACCCCTTAACCAAATATACGAAAAAGGAGGACACAGCTATGATGAAAGCATACGCAGGTTCCAGTAGAGGAGCAAGAGGTGGCGGTAACTCTCAGAGAGGTGGCAACAGAGGTGGTAACATTCTTCAAAGAGCAGGACGAGCTGTTCGTAATGGTATCCAGAATGTTGCAAATCGTGTGAGAGGACGTTAATCCTACTCTTCCTAAAAGACGAAAAGGCTCTCGGTTATTGACCGAGGGCTTTTTTGTGTTATAATGGAGTAACAAGATAAAGGAGGTACTTACTATGATAAATAACAAAGTAGAAAAGATTAAGGAACATCTTGAAGAAATTATGAAAATTCTTGAGATTGAAAAGACGGAGAGCAACAAAAATACGTCACTTAGAATTTCTAAGATGTGGGTGAATGAGTTATTTGCTAATGTAAATGATGCACACATGAAAGAGTTAAAGGAGACCATGACTACCTTTCCTAATGAGTATGGAAGTGACATGGTGATTGTAAGAGACATTGACTTTAATTCTACTTGTGAACACCACTTTTTACCTTTCTCCGGCAAAGTCACCATTGGTTATGTTCCTAGTGATAACATCATTGGTTTGTCAAAACTTCCTAGAGTAGTAAAATACTTTAGTAAAAGACCACAGTTGCAGGAGAAACTTACTACAGAGATTGGCGAGTTTTTAATTGAAATGCTTGAACCTCATGCACTGTTTGTAGAGGTAGAAGCAACACATCAATGTGTAAAGTGTAGAGGTGCTGAGAGTGATTGCAGTACTATCACATATTTTAAGAGAGTGAATCCCGGATTTGAGGACTCTTATCAAGAGTTTAAAGAAAGAAGAAAGGGGTAAGTGAAATGCCTAAATTAAAGCTGAAAAAGGCTAAGAGTACAAATACAAGTGAAAGCATTGGAAAGTCTAAATTTAGTCAAATTACGAACCAGAAAGACCATTCTGAGAATGAGAAACCTAAGACACTCTGGGATATTGTTGATAGAGAGCAGGACTTTCATATGTTGTACTCTGGTGTTGAAGATGAAAGAAACTTTGACATTCTGTATGGACTGGGTATTAGAAACTTCCTTGTGTCCTATCAGTATGTACAGAATAAACACATGGACGTTGATAAGTTTAGTGGTCTTGGTATAAAGTTCTTTGTAGACTCTGGTGCTTATACATACAGAAATGATTCTAAGTATGCAGAGTACACAGTGGAACAGTGGGAAGAACAGATTCAAAGATATTTAAGGTGGGCTAAAAGACACAAAGACATTATCTTTGCTATTGCCAACCTTGACATTGAGGGTCATGTTCAACCGGAAATTGTTCAAGAGTGGAATGAGAAATACTTTGAGCCTTTCATGCTAGAGACTGGTATTCCAGTGTGTTTTATCTACCATGAGGGTGAAACAGCAAGAACTTGGGAACAATATGCACAGCGTTATCCCTACATTGGTATGCCTTGGGAGTTTGATTCAAATAATGGAGAAAAGATTGTAAGAGAAAGGCTTAGAATAGCAGAGAAGTACAACAGTGTTGTACATGGAATGGCTATGACAAAGACTTCTCTTTTAACCTCCCTCCCATTCTACACAGTAGACTCAACTACATGGCTTGTTGGTCTTCAATATGGAGAAGTCAACTATTGGACTGGCAAGAAGATGACAAGACTAAAGAAAGACAAGTGGAAAGGAAATATGCTCCCGAAACTTGTTTCTTTAGGCTTTGATGAAGATAAGCTGTTAGAAGAGGATAACACTGAAATGATTAAGGTCAATGTGTTTGCCTTTATTGAAGCCGAAAAATACATTCAGAAGCAGTGTCGGGCAAGAATGTACTGGTTAAGACCTAAAGGAGAAAAGAGAACAGAAGCAGACCTTGACTCAATCCAGTACCCAACACCAGAATGGTTAGACTCCCCAGAAACACAAGACGCAGAGTGGCAGAAATACGCTGAAATGTTTAATGTGTCTCAAGAGGACAAAGTACAGGCTCTTAACTGTGTTATTGATATGACTTGTTTTATGAACTGGGATAAACCAGAGTATGTAGACTATATCAACAGAGTTTATACCCCGGAACTCATTAAAGAGTTACACGACCTTTGGATAAATAGAATTGTCCAGACTGATGAAGAAAGGGTAGCAGACCTTATTCAGTTCTACAAGGAGAACCTTTTAGGTGAGAGTGATAAACTTCTTCTCCTCGGCACTAATTTTGACAGAGTAGTAAAGGAACGTGAAACCTACATTACTGATGAAGAGTATGAGACAGAGGACGTTACTGAAATGGAAGTCCTTAATGTCCTTTCAAAGTACCTGCCGGAGAGTGAAGATGGAACTGCCCCGGAGATTGACTCTTTAGATGATGAAATCTTTGCAGAAGAGGGTATCACACCCATTCGTGATGAAAAGGGTCATTTCCTTAAAGGTCAAAGACAAGTGTTGAAGCCTAAGAAAATGTACTCTAAGAAGTTCCCTAAAATGGCTTGTGATACTTGTTATGCGGCTCAGAAATGTCCAGAATATAAAGCCGGATTTGCTTGTGCTTACAACAAGATTTTTGATAAGTTCGACACAAGAGACATGGGAGACATTATTCAAGCTATGCAAGGTATTGTAGACTTCTCTTTAGGACGTTTACAGAGAACCATGATGTTTGAAATTCTTGAGGGAGGACTCCCAGACCCGAATGTTTCTTCTATGATGGACCAGTCCATGAGATATTTAGGTCAGCTTAAACAGATGTATGAAAATGGAAATACTGAGGTGTTAAGACAGACTAAAATTCTCAGAAGTGACGGAACACAAGAAATGACAACACAAGTTACCAACCCACAAAGAGGAGGAATCCTTGAAAAGATTTTTGGTGACTTAGGCAAGAAAGAAGAAGATGAAGATAATATCGTGGACGCTGAATTATAAGGGTCATTTGACTAAAATGTGCTATGTGATAAAATATGTCATGTAGCACATTTTTATTATGAAAGGAGAGTTATTATGAAAGTAACACCAGTTAAAAAGGAAGACCTTTTAACAGAAATAGGTCGTAAGTCCAGAATTATTCGACTTATAGTAGAAAAATCTAAAACAGCCACTTGTGAGGTAAGTAAAATGGCTGTGGCAAATGTGATTCAATGTATGACAGAATTACATGAAGACGAGTTCTTCTTTAAAATTGAGGAGGAAGAGAATGAGCAAGGCTAAATTTTATTCCATGACTAAACCTCTTCCCTTTAGAAATCTCCGACTTTTCTGTCAAGAGGTCAAGGAACGCATTACCTCTGTAATATATAATATATTATATAGATTAAAAATAATAGATAAGTTTAGTATTACAGATGTATTGAGGACTGAGGTAGACCACAAAATTGCCCCGGCTCATTTTAGTTCTGGGTGTGTAGAAGCAGACGTAGTGTTTAAGATTGAGGGTAGAACTTTTCTGGACGAAAAATACTATCATAAAAAAGGTAATAGGTTGAAAAGACTTTATACTGTTAAAGATACTGTTTGTTGTAACCTAGTGGTGACTTCCCATTTAGAGAATATATCTTTAAAGATTGGGGATTCCTATTATTTAGTTCAGAAAGGTCTTCCAGTACTTAAAATTACAGTGCCAGAAGTAAATACTCTTAAACCTGCAACAAGTGAGTTGGAACGTCCTAATTATCAAACAGTGGGGTTGAATTTAAGACCTTTGCAGTCTCTTAGGTATGAAGAAGTTTTCCCAGTTTCCGAATTTTATCAAGACGAGTTAAAAGAGGGTGTTTATGACGGAATTTTTTCTTACGCTAGAAGTAATAGTGTTATGAATTTTGTTAAACACTTTAGAGACTTTACTTTAAGACAGTTAATGATATAGGAGATGATATGTGATGGAAGAAGTTAGATATAAGTGTGGTAGGTCTAAATGTGATAAATTAGACGAAAATGGATATTGCAGTGTTGGTGTTCTTTCTGGTGAATTTATTGACTCTGTTTATTCCGGCGAAAATGTGTGTAATAATTTGAGAAGATGGGTGTTGTCTCAAGAACTGAGAGACGAAGAGATAATTGTTAAAGAGGGAAGTACTGTTGGAGGAGAAAGACATATCCACCCCTCTTTTGGAATGTTGTGTTTTAACAGACAGTCTGGTGGAAGTCCTTATTTGTTTGGGTCAAGTATTAAACACCATGACAAAATCAATCTTGTGTTAAAGCGTGGTGAGTATGACAGACACCTTAATCAGAATTGGTACTTTGGTACAGAAGAATTGTTTGAGGTTGAAATGTCTTATACTCAGTTTGTAGAACTTATAACTCACATGAATATGGGTGATGGTGTTCCAGTAACACTTAAAAGAGTGAACCACAAGGCTATGCCAGAATGTCCCTACCACAATCCTTTAGATGTACATAGAGAGGAGTATAAAGAACACCTTGAAGATGTGTACTCTGACAGTAAGGAACTCATTAAAACAGTTGAGGGTAAGTTTAAAGAAAAGAAGTCTTTCAACAAGAAAGAACAGGAAGAAATTCTGAGTATGCTAAGGAGAATAAGTCAGAACATTGGAACTAATCAAGAGTTTCAGTTATCTCAGTTTAATGAGCAGATGGATAACACTGTTGCAGAAAGTAAGGGTGAAATTGAAGCCTTTATGCAACACAAGATGTACCAGATTGCACAACAGGCACTTGTGGAGAATCCAGAGTCAATTTTAAAAGAACCAGTCTATGTTCCCCAAATTGAGGAATCTCCTAAGAAGAAACTGAAAAAGGTTACAAACACTGCTAATAGCGAGGTTTGAAAGAAAGGACGTTTGACGAAAGTTTAGCGTCCTATTATAATTTAAGTATAAATATTATAGAAAGCGAGGTTATCCTATGTTTAAAGTGAGATACAAAGGTCAAATACTCACAGTGTATCATGTAGAGCCAAGACCAGTGTTACAGTTTTTGGTGTACTGTGAGAAGAACGGAATCTTTAAATCCGGCAAGAAGTGTTTTCAATACATACCTGCAAATGAGTGTGAGGAGGTAAAAAGTTGATGGAAGAGAATTTTATTATACTGAAAAGAGTTCCTTTGAAATGTGAGAACAGAGGAATACTATTGGATATAACCACTAAGAGGCAGTTGGTAGACTCTTTAGTGAGAGGTGAGATAAAGTACTGCAAAGTGTCCTCAGAGAAATATACAAGATTTCTTAATGAGGTAGATGGCAATGCTTTTATTAGAGGTCATGTGAAACACATAAACATTTACAATTTATATTCAAAGAGATTTTAAGGAGGAAGAAAATGGAGAAGAGTACTATCAACAGCCCTATTGAAAAGGTAAAAGTAACGGAGTTAGAAATAGTTGTTACTGGAACAAAAGAGAAGCCATATTTTAACATTAAATACAAAGAAGTCGGTAAAGAAGACTATGATATTGGTTATAGTTCTTATGACTTAAACAATGTGTTTAACTGGAAAGAAGAATGTTTTGAATTAGTGGAGGTGCAGTGATGATTATTGATGTAGATAACAGACAAGCAGGTAAGACCACAACACTTATTATGGATTCTTATTTCTCTGGTGTTCCTATTTTAACCACAAATGTTACCCGGAGAAATAATATTACATATCAAGCACAGCAGATGGGTATGAACATTAAGGTCTATACTATCAGTGACCTTAGAGACGTTAAAGAGAGACCGGACCAGATTATGATTGATGAACTGGAAGATGTTTTGAGTAGTTTGTTGGGTGTGAAAGTAGTGAAAGCTACTATGTCAAGAAAAGGGGTTATATAATGAGGATTGTTAATTATTCTTATATTGAAATGACTAAGGAAGAAGCTGAAACACTTCCTTACAAGTTAATATATAATTTCATACATAGTAGTAAGTGGGAAGATAAGTCGGTGAAAAGAAAGTTTGCGGAGGAATTTAGTAGGAAAGAAGATAGAAAAAAGATAAGATATATTATCACTAAAGCAGATAGGTATTATAACAAAGGAGTGCCAAATAAGGGTACTTCTATTTGTTGGAATGAGTATTGTTTATGGAGACTTTTTGCAGATTTTATTCATAAGATACATTACTAGGAGGTAAGAGTATGAGAGACTTTAATGATGACAGAGAACAGATGGAATTTTTGCGGAAATATAATGAGCGTCAGTATGAGAGAAGAAAGAAAATGCGGAAGAGAGTAGGAGATATAATAGAACTAATAATATTTGTGTATATAATAGGACAAATAGTAATGGCAGTACTCTCTTTAGTGTTGAAGTAATTCCGGGGAAAAGTTTAAGCCTTTACCAAATAAACCGGGAAAGAAATGACTATAGAGAAAAATCGGGTCGCTAAAAGTGAAGTATAGAAGAAAGAATAATATATAGAATAGAATATAGATAGTAGTATAGAGAAAGTATATAGAGAAAGACTGTTTCTGATACTCATTAAAAATAGGACAGTTTACTGTCTTACTATAGTGACACCAAGGCAGGTCTCTGACGAAAAGGCGGTAAAATCAGTGTTTAGGTGTGGTTAAAGGTGTTATAGGGGTAGTGTTTAGAGGAGTCATTACTTGTACTATCAGTAGTGTTATGCTATACTAAAACCAGTAGAAAATCCTTTCCGGCTACCCATTTTCTATATAGAGGGAGAGTAATAAATCTCTTAGGTTTGAGGACTACCTAAGAACCACCTTTAACACCGATTTTAGCAAGTGTTAGGTGTTGTTACAGTGTAGTGTTTAGACAGAGGTTGATACCCTTTTCTCTATATAGAATAGGGAGGGAATGATACTACTATTCTATATAGTAATAGAGGAGGAAGAAAGATGAACAAGACAAGAACTTGCGAGAAGTGTGGTAAGGTGACTAAAATCACTATGAAAGGTGTTACTAAGTGTCCTCAGTGTGGAACTCCTTTTAAACCACAAAACACCACCAAAACACCCGGAAAATAAAGTGTTTGAGGTGTTTAGTGATATGTGTTATACTATAGTCAGTGAAGCGAAAACAGTATATAGAGAAGAGGTAATCATTCCTCTCCCTCTATATACTATATAGAGAGGAGAATAGAGTATGGCACATATCACACAAGAAGAAAGTTTACGAGGTCTTTTCTATATAGTAAGAGGACAGTATAGAAAGAAAGCACCAGTTGTGTACCCAGAGGGTGAAGAGAAGTACTTAGGAGGTTATGACCCAGAAGACACCAGTAACCCAGAGTGGTACAGAGTGTTAGACAACGTGACCTATCATTGTATCTGTTGTGGTAGTGATTTAGACAAGTGTTTGGAGTCCATTAAAAGAATGATTGTACACTGTAAGACCAGAAAGAACTACTTTAGGTATGTGTGTAAAATCACAAGTGAGGACTACTATGAGCAACACTACTTAGGTCATGCACCACTAAAACCAGAACAGAGAGCAAAGAAAGCAGAGGGTAGGTGTCCTAGAGTGTCACCACACCAGAAACTCATGGAGAAAGCAGTGTTTGATGTGTATGGTGATTACTATAGAGATATGATTGAAGAAGCGGAAGACAGTGCTTATAAGACCATAGCAGAGGACAGACCTTTTAGTAAAGGAATGAAGAGACACAAGAAAATCACTATTGCAACACCTCATGGAGAGGAAAAGGAAACACCTAAAAAGACCTTGAAAAAGACAGAAAAGACCACTGAACCGAGCAGTGGAATGAAACTCAAGAAGATAAAGAAATTCGGGAAGAAATAACACTCAATGTAATGTATATAGGATAAGCCAATATAGAAACGTGACACAAAGGACACTCTTAGTAATGTGGGAGTGTCCTTTTAGTATGTGTTTTGTTAGGATTGCACAAGTGTTTTAATGTGTTTTTATGTATTGTTTATAAATCACTCTTTTTTCTTTTTGTGAAATATGTACAATGTATTTTTTGAGCCGTAAATATTCCCTTGCTTTTCATAGTGTTTTTAGTTCCGTATTGCCTTAAATAAGCCCATTTTATGCCCCTATTGTATAAAAATGACGATAAACCTATAAAAGACGCTGAAAACGTCAATAAAAGACCTTGAAACGTGTTTTTCATGTTTTGCCGTCCTGCCTGCTATAGTGACAAGCTATGAAATGCCCTTGTAACGCTTAGAAATGCCCTTTAAAGCGTTTTTATAGCTTTACCCGAACATTTCCCCACTAGACCAAAAAAGAGCCTTAAAACGCCTAAAATGAGCGTCAAAAAGAAATTTATGAATTTATGAAAAAAAGTGTTGACAAGCTGTTTTGCGTGTGCTAAAGTATAGACAAGCTCAAGAGCGAGTGACAGAAACGCTTGAGTGAGTAACCGAAAACGTGTTGAAACGCTGAACAGAAACAGGTGATGAAACATAGTCTTGAACCTTGACAAGTAAATAAGTACTCTTTTAAGTACTTGAGACAGCCGGAGATAGTTACGCATTATGCGACCTCAAAAGTTGTTGATAGTAAACTGGAAGAGAAAGTGAAAACATTACTCACACTCTTAATTGCAGTGTGGGTGTCAGACAGCTTTTATAGTGTCTGGCACTTGCATAAGCCTATGCACTGAGTACATTAAATTTTAGTGTATCGAGTGGATAGGCTTATCCAAAACACATTACAAAACAATTAAGAAAAGGAGAGTGTTATTATGACAACTAACAAAATGAACAAACAGCAGATGGTGGAGTTTCTTGACGAGCATTTCAATGAGGTATCTGACAAGTCTTTAAAGGACAGAATCACTTATACCGCAAACGCATGGAAGAAAGACCCGGACAGTGTTAAAATCACAGACCTCAGACCTTTAGTGAAAGAGGTAGCTGATTCACTTCCTGCACCTGCCCCGGAAAATTCAGCTAAAAAGACCTTGAAAAAGTCTTCTAAGCCGGAAAAGACTGAGACAGAGCAGGAAGAAACACCTAAAACACCGGAGAAAAAGACTCCTGCACCTAAGAAATCTGGTAAAAAAGAGACTCCAAAGACCTCTGCTGTGGAGAAGTCCACAAACAAGGGAGTTGCTTTTGATTTAGCAAGTGCCTTTTCCGAAAAAGTGACAACTGAAATCGGAACACTTGAGAAAGCACAGGACATTAAGACCTTTGCTGACCTCAGAAAAGCACTTGAGAATGAAGAAGAGGTTTACTTTGCAGTGTACTGGTCTGAAAGACTTTTAAGACAGTTTGACTACAAAGGTAGCCTTGATGAAATCAAAAAGCCGAAAAACTTCCCGAATGACTTGGATTTAGTGTCCTGTATCTATATCAGTGACGAGGATAAAGTTGCAATCGGTGTATCAAGTTACACTGAACAGCCATACCTCATTCAGCCGAAAGACATGGCAATCACAGAGGATGGATTCAGATACACAAACAACATGGAGTTTGAACTCTATAGACTTGTGGACGCAGTTGAATAATAATTCAGTGTTGACCTTGCACACCACCTTTTGTGGTGTGTGAGAGTGAGTGCTGAAAGGTACTCCTATCAAGAGTGTGTAAATGTAAAAAAGGAGAGTGTGTACAGATGAAAGGAAACTACATGATTTACAAACTTGTAAAGTCTACAGGTGAAGAAGAGACTCTATTCTATCTGCCGGAGAATGATGAAGACAGATTGAGAAGAATGGCTTACAGACTTTTAGAACTGAAACAGTACAAGTCCAATGGTTATGAAGTGTTTGGTATTCTCTATGTTGACAAGGAGACATACCTCAACGCAAGACTTGACTATCGGGTGAAACAGTACTGCCAGTTAGACCTTGACGAGAGAAAGACCAGAGAGGAAAAGTATAAGTACAATCCAGAGGTGTATTTTCAGACCATGCAGATGATACAAGACATGAAATGGACAGCACTGAAAACAATTAGTATGTTAGTGAGGAGACTTATCAGAGAAGACCTCGACATTCACAATGAGATTGGTATTCAGTTGTACGACCAGTATTGTATGGCAACACTTTAGTATTGACCTTGCATATCACTTAGGTGGTGTGCAAGAATGAGTACTAAAGTACTCTTGATAACAATGGTGTGAGAAGTGTTTAGTGAATGAAAGGAGACTGAGTATGTCTAATAGTATCAAGATAAGTCCAAAGCATGGAGTCAATCCTACAATACCTATTTGTTTCTTCTGTGGTGAAGAAAAACAAGAGATTGCATTGTTAGGAAAGATTGGTGGTAAGAGTGAAGACCTTGAAGCACCTAGACACATGGTATTAGACTATGAGCCATGTGATAAATGTAAGGAACAGATGAAGTTAGGTGTTGCACTTATTCCTGTTAGTGATACACAGCCGGGTGATAATAGACCTCCAATGAAATCTATGGAGGGAAAAGACGTTTATCCTTTAGGTGGTTACTTAGTGATAAGACCAGAAGCCTTTAGTAAAATGACTGGGTGTGAATGGACAGCAGGACAGAAGTGTTTCATTGATGAAGAACTGTTTAACCAGTTGAGAGGAGAATCATAATGCCAGTAAGACCTTTTTATATAAATGCAGATATTGATGGAAGAAAGACTCCACTTGCAGGTGGACCTGCTAGAAGAGACGGAGGTATGACAGTTGAGATAACCCAAAGAGACAATGGGGAGATTACAACTGCTTTTAGTATAAAATGTTACTTGGAGACAGATAAATCCGTTGTGGGTGATAAACCTAAACTTTGTACCTCAATCTATGACAGTAATGGTGATGTGGTGGTAGAACACTACACAGATTACTAATAACACTCCCCAAAACACACTTGATAGGTAGTGAGCTGACCTTGCCAACAAGACTACACACCTTGTTGGTGAGAGTGAACCCATTACAGGTTCAGTAACTAAACACATTAAGAGTGAAGAAAAGGAGAGTGTTACTATGTCAAGATTATTTGATGAAATGCCGGAGGAACTGAAAATGTTGTTAGGTCTTACTTCCCTCACCGATTTTAACAAGCAGGAGAAGAAAGATGACTTTGACTGGAATAATCCACCTGTCAAGACTGATAACTTCCCAACACTTGTACCACCAGAGGTCCTCACCAAACTTGTTGAGGTGAGAAAACTTCTGTGTGAGGTAAAAGACCTTGTTCCTAATGCACCAGAACTTGCACACAAGGAGAATCTTAATGCTTATGCAAGACTCCATGCAATGATTGTGGCAGATGAAATTCAGACAGCTTTAGTGCAGGTGAATACACTGTTACATACACATACTGATGAAATGACAAAGCAGGTGGTTGAAGCAGTAGATGAATTTTGTACGGAGGAAAAGACTGTTCCGACTAAAGCAGTGACAAAGATGATTTGGAGGTTTAAGATTCATTCAGTTTTAGGAGACATTCTTAAATAACACATTATAGACCATTGTTTGAGCATTGGACACCACAAGTGTGTCCAGTGTTCACTAGAGTGGTTTAAACTCTACCTATCAATTAACAAGTGTGAGAAAGGAGTGTTTTAGTATGAAACTGAAACCAATCAAAAGAAAGGAACTCAAGAAGTCTATTGAAGTTGAACAGCCAAAGGAAACACCTAAGAGGGAGAAGAAGCCTAACAAACTTCCACCAGACGGTTATACACCTATGTTCCCACCTATCCGCTTTTTAGTGAGAGAATATCCCTCATATAAGAAGCCGGAGAAAATCAATAGAGATTATCTTGAAATGTCGGTGAAAAGGTTTGATGATGATGAAGCACCTGCCTGTGTGTTCATAACAATGTACAGAGAGAGTGAAGCATATACAGGTTACTTAAAAGGGAAGACAGTCCACTTCCCAATCAGTGCTTTAGGTGACATACTTGAAAACCTTGAGACAATCAGTGACAAATGTGAAGAACTCGGAATTGAGTTCTAGGTGTCCATAGTGAGTAATGAGTGAATAAGAGGAGAGGTGTCCAGTGTGATACCTCTTCTTTTTTGGTTATTCCCCAGAAAACACTAAACAGTGAGGTGTCACTAAAGGTGCTTGAACAGGTGTAGGTGTGCCAAAAGAAGAAATTCCGCTGAGAAGTGAAAGTATTTAATTGTGTTTAGAGAAAGAGTGAGGTGTTTTAAGGAAATGTATATAACACAAGTGAGGTGTTGGTGAGAGTATAGTGAGTGTAGTGAGAACACTGGGGAGGGGTGGTAGGTATATAATAGATTATATAGAGTGGATATATGAGGTAGGGCTATACTCCTATATGTGCTTAAAAATTGGTAATGTACCCTAGTACTATATGTGTGGTCTTTTATAATAGTATGTATATTATATGTATATACTGTATAAATAAGTAATAATTATACAATACTATCCACATATTATTCATACAATATATTGTATATACATAGTACTATATACACTATATACATACTACATATAGTATAGACACATACTATATACACACTATGCACATACACTATACACATTATGTATAAATAATCAAACTTTGAATAAAATTCATTGCTTTGATACTGAAAACTAATAATTTTATTGAAATAGTAGTGTTGGTTAGTGATTTGGTGCTGAAAACTTGAAATTTTTGAGTGAAAACACCCTTTTCATAGTGTACCCCACCCTTAAATGGACAGAGGTTCACTGATGTGTCGCCTAGTACCTCAGAACTAGGTAAGAATTTCGGTGAGGTGTGTGACCCTTAAACACCGACCCCATACCCCTTTGTGAGTGAGGTGTTCTGAGAAACTGGTGAGAAAGTGAGGTGTTAAAATTCTGTGAGGTAAATTTGTGAGTGAGGTAGTGGTCCTTAAATACCTTAAATGCGTGAGTAAATAGTGAGAAACACTTGAATTTAACAGTGCTTTGCACTGGTCCGCAGGACTATACATACCTTTAGGTATGTTATTATATAATATAAATAATATTAAATAGTTATATAATTTAGTTATTACAGAAGTAATGGCGAAGCCGGAGCGTGATTGACTGTTTTAACTGATGTGATATAATGAGTGTACATTGATAAAAAGAAAGAGAGGTAGCAAGATGTTATTGCAGATTTTGTTTTGTGTTCTGATTGCATTTCTGGTGTTTGTGTGGGTCACAGCGATTGCAAATGTTATGTCAGACAAGGGTTTGTTTACAGCACTGAAATACAAGGTGTTCTATTTGATAGTGTTCCTTGTGATTAGTGTTATGATTGGAGTACTTATTGTGTTTGGTGTTCCGTACATTTGGAGGGTGTAGTATGAAGCAGTCAAAAGTTTCAGTATTAGACACTGAGTATTTAGTGAACATAGGTGAGAGAAAAGAAATTGGTCTTTCAGAGGAGAATATGGGAGAGTGTAGAATTTATTCCAAAAAGATAAATGTGTTAGACTCTATGGACGATTGTGTTTTAGTGTCTGAGTCGGAGCAGAGAGCAAGGGAGATTGTAGCACATGAGATATTCCATGCTTTTTGTAATGAGAGTGGTCTTGCTGTTGATGATGACACTGAGGAGCTATTTGCCACATGGTATATGAAAGTGTGGAGGAAAATGAGCAATGCAATTTTGCAGGTGTTAGATGAAAACGGACTGCTTGACGAAACTTCCGTTTAATGCTATACTGTGAATCGTCTTCAAGAGAAGACAAACAACTCCCCTATTCCACCACTGGGTAAGCAGTCAATCGAAAGGTGGATATAGAAATGAAAACTTACAGGGTGATGAAGTCGAGTGGAGTCATGCGAAGCACCTAGCGAAAGAAACTTTACTTGCAAGTCAGGGTGTCCACCACGACTATAACAAGGTGGAGCATGGAGTGTTACTCAAGTTGGTGAAGAGGGAAGATTGCTAATCTTCTAGTACGTTAAGACGTAGCGTAGGTTCAAGTCCTATACACTCCGTTTAGTGGTAAGAGAGGTCATACACAATATGCAGTAATGCGTGTACCTACTAAATTCACCCGATAATAACAGGGCGAGGTGATAGTACCCTTTACCACTATTGGTAAGTGAAATGAGTTATACAGCCCATATTCCCATGTGGTTAAGACTGTGTAGCAATAGTCAGTGGAAACAAATCCGTAAGGTTGCCAGAAAAGTCACTGGGTAAAAGAGGTCTTGTGAGTTAGACGATAACTACCAAACCTGCAAGTAGGTGGAAAGCCTACAGACACTTACCTTTAATGAGTAGCTTTGTTGTGGAAGAAAACACCTGTGTTGCAACAGTGTTGTAAAGAAGGTTCGATACCTTCCTACTCAGTTATAGGAATCCTAGGAAATTCCTATATCACACACTCAGTTGTGCAGAGACCAATGCTAGCAATAGGAAAACGGAAACTACATGAGTGTGCATGATGACTCATAGTTCAGTTGGTAGAACGTCTGACTGTTAATCAGAAAGTCGCAGGTTCGAGTCCTGCTGAGTCAGTTTAGTCTTGTCAGCCGACTAAGTAAGGTATTCCAGTAGTGGAGGACTTACAATAAAAATGCTGATAGTCACGAACTTGTTGATTGCCAAAGCGAAAGGTCTTGATAGACGAGACGGATATGTATGAGTAGCAGACAAGGAGATAGTTGCCGAAATCACTTTAGTCTATCCAATGAAGTGTGAACGAAGTATAACAGCCGGACTTTCCTATCACAGTGACTTAAAATCGGTGAGTGTGTCCAGTAGGCGAAGACAGCAGACTGTAAATCTGTGACATTAGAAACAACGTAGGTTCAATTCCTACCTCACCGACTTGGTGTGGCTTGAATCCTTTCTCCACACCATACACTCTCACACTTGAATGTGTGGATAAGCCGATTGGGTGTGCAGACTACCCTTCCACTCGACTGTTCCATTGGTGATAACATACTGAGGTCATTGTGATACATCAGTAGTGTCATTAGTGGTAAGGTAAATGCGTGATAAAGTGTCTGCTTCATTGCCCTTTCGCCAAGTGGTAAGGCACAGGACTTTGACTCCTGCATTTCACTGGTTCAAATCCAGTAAGGGCAGTTTTGACAGCTTTTAGAAAGTGTGATATAGTGTAAACACGCTGAGAGCAGTGTTAAAGAAAATAAGGATTGTGTAATAAAAGATTACATCATGTTTAGCTCAATAGGTAGAGCATTATTTTTGGGAAATAAGTGTAGTTGGTTCGATTCCGACAATATGAAAAGAAGTCTTTTATGTTTTTCTTCCTTATGATAGAGTAACTATAGTGGTTGTGTAGATAAAGTTTACATCATATAGTCAAATGGTTAAGACGTTTTCATTCCAAGAAAAAGATTGCAGGTTCGACTCCTGTTGTGATAACAAACAGACTTTATCGTTTTACTCCACTTTAAAAGGAATATAATAATTTGGGTTGTGTACATTTAGCTTACATCATAAAATATATAGGTTCAAATCTTATAATTTCCGATTGGAAATTTGGCGAAACTGGAATACGCAAGTGTCTTGAAAACACTCTTTAAGAGATTTACAGCTAAGTGGCTTTACTCCTAAATTTTAACGTAGTAATTATTGTGGTAGGATTGTGCAGTTATTGTTTACATCATTTATGTGGGTTCGATTCCCACTCCGTCAGCCAAATAATTTGACAGATAGCCTAATTGGTTAAGGCACTTCACTTTTAATGAAGCAAACGATTTCATACAATAACGCTTTTCTTCCTACACTTGTTAAGATTAAAGGACTTCACAATCTTCCCGAATTGTGAGGTCTTTTATTATATCCACACATTTATGAAATTAAAGGAGGAATGTATTATGGCAACAATGAACAAGAAACGTGGAGCAGTGAACATGAAGACTGACACCAGAAAGACAGTGAACCATGAGGGTAGTGTAGTACATAAGTTAGACACCCTTGAAATTCTGTTTAGTAAAGTGTTGAGTTCTTTCTTTGGTGAGGGTACTCATTATGAGAAGAGGACAGCAGAGAAAGACTTTAAAGAGATTCAGAGACTTATTGCGGAAATCCCGGAGTCTGATGTAGAGTATGCTTTAAAAGTAGCCAGAATCGGCAGAGAGTATAATATGATTCAGTACCCTCTGGCAGTGCTTACAGCTTGTTTTAATGACCCTAGATTTAAGGGTGAGAACTTCATTGATGAAGTGACTGGAAGAAACAAGTTGCAGACCTACACAGACTATATTGTTAGAAGAGGTAAAGACATTACTGATATTATGGCAATGCAGATGAATGTGTTTGGTTTTGACGTGACTACAAAAGGTCGGGGAAAGAATAAGACCAATCACAGAAATCAGCCACTCCCTATGCAGTTAAGGAAGTCCTTGAAAATGAAGTTGGAGTCTTTTAACGAGTATCAGTTGTCTAAAGCACTGGGAGATAACAGAGAGGTATCTCTTGCCGACTGTATCAAACTTTTAAGACCTAATCCGGCTAACTCTAGGGTCAGTGAAGACTTCTATAAGAGAGTCATTGAGGGTAATGTAGAGTTTGGTGGCAGTGAAGAGACTAAGCAGGTGCAGGCTGAGTTGTCTAAAGTGAACAACAAGAACAGTAAGACCACAAAGGCTGATGTTAAGAAGTCCATTGATACCTCTACAGTCATGGCTATTGTGAAGAACCTTGTAGCACTTGACAGAGCAGGTATGTTTAGTGATTCTAAAGCAGTAGACAGTATTGTGGCAAAACTCACGAATAAGAAAGAGGTACAGAAGTCCAGACTGTTACCTTTCAGATTCTACAGTGCATATCAAGAGGTGTCTAAACTGAGTAATTCTGCCGGAAAGAGAAGAGTCATGGACGCTTTAGTAGAAGCATTAGACCTCTCTATTGACAACTTGCAGGATATTGAGGGTTACAGTGCTATCCTTATTGACCGTTCTGGTTCTATGAGACACTCTGTATCTGGTGCTTCTAATGTAACAGCAGACATTGTAGCTTGTATGTTAGGTGCAATCTGCTTTAAGAAAGGAATTGCAGATGTGTATGTGTTCGCAGATAGATGTGAGCAGGTGACTGACATTTCTAAGAAGTCTACAGTTATGGACATTATGAAGACTATTATGAACCACAATGTAGGTAGTTGTACGAATCTGGACACTGCAATCAATGTACTTGCAAGTCAGAATACTAAGTATGACAACTTAATCATTCTTTCTGATGGAGATTGCTATTCTTCCAGTGGTAGTTCTTTCCGTCTGTATGTAAGAGGTTATTACTCTTCTTATAACACAGACGAAGCGGTGAATATCCTCTTTAAGAAGAAAGTCATTAAGAAGCTGTATCTGGATAACCTCTTAGGTAACAGCTTTGCTATTGTCAACACTGATGACTTTAGAAAAAATCTTATTACTGGATTCTCTGAGAGAGTTGTGGACGTTATCAATGTGTATAGTTCAATCGGAAGTGGGGCAAGTGATGTGAGAAAGATTATTGACTCTATTGTGGAGACTTTACCTACAAGAAAATAAGTGTTAAAATCAGTCTGTGTGATGTAAAAGTCATGCAGACTAATTTTATTTAGGAGGTACATAATGAAAGGAATTAGAGCAGACAAGGTGTATTTCTGTACCACTGTTTTCTTTGGTATTTTGTGTTTAGTGATACTCTTATTCTCTATGAAGAACATGGAGGATTTAGAGAAAATCAATGAGGACTTGCAAAGTGCCATAGATAGTAACAGGATAGCGTACAATGAGAACCTAGAAGAAGTGAGGTCTTTGGCAGAAACTAATTTTGACAAGTATGCAGAAGAGTATAGCTTGAGAATAAGAATGGAAGAAGAATTGAACAGTGGTAAGTCCTCTTATTCAAAAGAGGAAGTACAATTACTTGCAAAGTGTGTTCAAGCAGAAGCAGGTGAGGGGAATAATCAGTCACAGAAAATGATAACTCAGGTGATACTAAATAGGGTTGTGAGTCCTAAATTTCCGAATACGATTGAAGAGGTTATCTATCAGAAAGATGGAGGAATACAGTTTAGTGTAGCCTACAATGGTTCACTTGAATCACAAGAGGTCACATACCAGACTTTAGCCAATGTGTATTCAGTGTTATTGTTTGGCAGTGATTTACCTTTTGAGGTACAGTATTTCTATGCTGAAAGTCTTGTTGAAGATAACTGGGTAAAGACTCTAAAGACTTATGACACAGTAGAGGGAACTATATTTGCTTATGCACCAGAGGAGGAATGAATATGAATAGTGTTAGTGTTAAGCCGGGATTGTATAGACACTTTAAAGGTCAATATTATTGTGTGACAGGTATTTCAAAAAGTGCTTTAGATGAAAAGACCTTTATGGTTAGTTATTTTAATGTGTGCCACCCAGAATATGGAAATTTTGTGCGACCAGTTGAAGACTTTGTGGCAGACCATGATACTTGTGAACAGTTTGGTGATGAAATGACTTTGTACATTAAAGATAGACTTGATAATGCTACAGGTCAGACTTATCGTTTTGAGAGGGTAGAAGACTTGAGTTTTCAAGTTTCTTCTATATCAACAGAACAGCTTATGAGAGAACTTACTAAAAGACAGGATAGTCCTATCAGAGACCTTGACTTGCCGGGAGCAGAAAGTGAAGTGTTTATGAGAGATTATGTATGTGGTGTTCCTATGAAAGACATAGTGCATGGAGATTATTTAGTAAACTGGGTTCAGTTTGATGATGAAACCGAAGCATGGAAATATGTGCAGAAACACAGTTTGCCCGGTAAAATAGTGAAAGTGTTTAAGAGAATACTATTAGAGCAGAAGAGATAGCAAAGTAAGAGGTTAGAACAGAGGTGTTTTGACCTCTTTTCTGTTTCACTGTATAATGAACTCAGTTATTAAATAAAACACTGAAAGGAGAATTTCAATGAAATTATTAAAGAGACCACAGCCACAACAGGTTGTAGAAACAGTTCCGCAGGAAGATACCAGAGAACTTCTTGATACAGGAGGAGTTTCATTTACAATGCTTCTTGATAAGGCACACAATATTCAGTCAGTATGTGAGGATTTTGTAGTACCTAAAGTTAATAACGAGATTTTAAGATTAAATGACCTTGCAGGTGTTACCTATATTACAAAAGAGGGTGAAGTGAGAAGTCCTAGTATTTCAAGACACGCTATGGGTCAGTTGTGTAATAAGATTGGTGTTCCACATGAGTATATGAGAAGATGTATCAATTCCGGCAGAATTGAACTTGCACAAGACAACATGAACTCATGGCTTGAGGGGTATGACAAGAATCTGCTTATCAGAGAATACAATGGTAGTATTCGAGGTGTTTTAAGTGACAGATATGCAATCTGTGATACACCAGACATTTTAAAGGTGTTAAGTGACACTGTAGATTTAAACACCTACAAAGTGAAAGGTTCTTTCTTAAATGAAGAAAGACTTCATTTGCGTTTAGTGGGTAAAGAAATGTTGCCTATTGATGGCGAAGACTTATTTCCGGGTATTTTTATTGACAGTTCTGATGTTGGTAGAAATACCTTGATAGTACAGTTCGGTATCTATAAACAAGTGTGTACTAACGGTCTTGTTATTGCCAGAGCAGGAGGTACACTGTTTGAGCAGAAACACATTGGTATTACTGTAGATGAACTTCATAGTGGACTTGTGAAGTCTTTACAGAATGTAGATTTACTCACAGAAAATGCAGTAGAGTGGGTTAGGAGGGCACAGCATAGAGATAATCATTGGAGTTCTGCAAGTGAATATGAAGATGATATAAATGAGTTTGTGGCTTATATTAAAGATAAAACTAAACTTTCAGAAGAGAGTTCACGCAAGGTCATTGATTTAATGAACACTAAGTACACAGACAGCAGATGGGGTCTTATCAATAGTATTACAGAAGTTGCACAGGACTTCACACTTGAGAGACGATTAGAATTAGAGAAAATTGCCGGAGGAATGTTGGTTGCTTAGAGAAAGTAACCTGTGGTATAATCTTCCTTGCAGAGTTAGGAGGTTATTTAATATGCTACGCAAGGAAGAGTTATATGACAGTTTAATTTCGGATTTACGATTGTTAGAACTCCCAGTTGAGGAGTTCGATTTAGTGATAAGACCCTACAGTAAGACTTATTGGGGAAGATACTTTTATGCTTATAATGGTAAGAAAGCACAAGTGAGAGTCTACCCCTACAGAACTAAAGGAAATAAGGTGATGTTTCCTTATCAGACCATTTTATATCACACCATACATGAGGTGTGTCATCATATACAGTTTACTCTTCCGGGCTTTGTCAGAAAGAAAGGTGTTATGCACGACCCAGAGTTTTACAGAATACTTGACGAGAAGATAAGTAAAGCGGAAGAGTTGAATCTTTTAGATAGAGAGAGGGTGATGATATGAAATATTTATTGAAGAGACTTGGAATAAAGATTGATATTTTTGTTACAGATAAGTTTGTACCCTTTTGGGTTAAGGTTATGAATTTTATTAGAAAACTTGCTATGCTGTTGACCTTTTTTAGTATGGTTGCAGGTATTCTGTTTGTTGTCTACTATTTATTCTTATGTTATGATGTATCCAGAGTGATTACCGCTTGTTTCTTCTTAGTCACAATGGTCTTTGTTAATCATAAATTGCAAGAGTAAGGAGGTGTGAACAATGAATGAAAAGAGTGAGTTAGGTGTACTGATTGACTGTTCTATAGAAGACTTTGAAGAAGCAGTGTCCTCTTATAGTGTAGGTGTTATTAAAAGTCTTATCTTAACTCTTAATGGTGTATATCAAGAGTTAAGTGGAAGACATGAAGCTGTTTTAGCTTCACCAACAATCCCTTTAGGGGATAAAGAAACTGCTGTGAAAGGTCTTTTTGCAGAAATGCTCAAGATTGAAGAGAAAGTAACTTATTTAGAAAAAAGGTCTAAAGACCTCATTCCACAGGTGTTTGACACTGATAAACACTGATGATATACTAAGAACATGAAGAGCAACGCTCAACAAAAATTAAAGAATCTATGGAGGAAAACACAATGAAGAAAGAAACAATTATCGAGGGATTGAATCGTATTATTGAGGGAGCAACAATGCTGAGAGACGAACTCTCTAGTGGTGCAGAAAATGAAACACCTGTTACCGACAATGGAAAAGCTACAAAATCTGTAGGCAAACGTACAAAGGCACAGAAAGAAGAGACTGCTCCTGCTATGAATGAGCCGGAAGAGACAGAAGCACCTGCAACAACTAATGCACGTTTCTCTAAGGAAGACCTTGACGCTATGAAGTACAATGATTTAAAGAAACTAGGTGCTAGTTTAGGTGTTCCTTGTACTGGAAAGCGTGATGAAATTACAGCCAGAATTTTAGCAGTAGACATTGAGGTTACAGCAGACCCAGTTGATGAAGAAGACAGAGGAAAAGTTGTTCCTATCAGCAAAGGTAAAAAGGGTGGACTGAAAAAAGCTAAGAAAGAAGAAGCAGAAGCCGAAGAAGAGAAAGAGCCGGAAATCTCCGAAGAAGCTATCCAGATGGCAAAAGAAGTGTCTGAGGATATGACTGCTAAAGAGATTATTGATTACCTTGCAGATTTAGGTATCAAAGCAAGCGGTAAGAAGTCTGATGTAGTTTTAGTGTTAGCACAGGCTATTGATGATGGAAAAGTTGAGTTTGAAGATGATGACGAAGAAGAGGAAGAAGTCGAAGAGCAGGTAGAAGAAGATGTTGCAGATGATGAAGAGGGCGAAGAAATCAATGCAGACACCTACTTTGCTGACTATGACCCAGAGGGAATCAATGACCCGGACAATATGACTGACGAGAGAAAAGAAGCAGTCCATAACATGATGGAAGAAGTTCTTGAGCAGATTGAGAACGAGTCCATTAAGGAAGAAGACATGGCTACATTTTGTGAGACTTTCTGTACAGAAGACGAACTTGAAATGCTTGGTGACGAGTATGAATTTGAAGACCTTGTGGCACTGTTCTGTGAGACAAAGAAACGCTTCATTGACAATGACGGTGCAGAGTATGAAGCAGAAGAGCCTTATGAGATTGGCGAAGATAACTTCTGCTGTGGACAGAAACTTAAATATGAGAAGAAGTCCAAAAAGTTCATTTGTGAGAATTGTGGTGCAGAGTATGAAGCAGAATAAGTTGAATCGGGCAGTTTGATATGCTAATATATAGGGAGCAGAGAAATCTGTTCCCTATATTTATTTTAAGGAGGTAAGATGAATGATAGCTTGTATTGATAAATCCTTATTAAAGGTGAGAGTGTCAGTTCAGAAAGACGTTGACGTGGAGGAAGTTCTCAGTAAGCTACAGTTCTTTAACACCAGAGAAGAAGCCTATGAGAGTGGGTGTGTTCCATTGTGTTTCTGTACTTCTGTGAGGACTGCATACACAAACATGGTTGTAGAGCATGAGACAGACAGGAAGAGATACTATGTGTCTTTAAATCTTAATCAAGCGTTGCCACATAAAGGGTATGACCTTGTAGCTTATCTTTCCAGTCTGGCAGTAGCAAAATTGATTGATTGCACCTTGCCAGAAAATCACAAGCTGATGTTTAATTCTCAGTTCACACCTATAGGTGTTTACAATCCAGACCCCGGTATTTGTGACCCTATAATTTACAGCCATGTGATTATCAAGGACGATAATTTAGAAGCACTGAAAAGTGCCTTGCTTGAGGGTAATCAGCTTGTGTCCATTAAAGACATGAACAGAAAGGGAAATCTGTCAGCACTGTTAAATGAAGTACTTATTGTAAAGGAGGAAAAGTAATATGCCACACATTCCGGGAAAGCATGAAGTGATTGATGTAACATTTAGAGGAGGAAGAAATCAGAGTGATATTTTAAAAGAAGTAGACCTCCCAGAGATTGAGGAGACAAAGCCAACACCTCCGGCTTCTTTAACTTCTGAACAGTTGACTAATTATTGTGTACAGTACATTGCTTCAACTACGGACCAACCTACAAGGAGAGTATATGCAGAACTTATCAGAGTTATTGGAGAAAGAGATAAACTTCTCTCAGAGTTAAGGACATATAAACTCAAAGAGTTAAGAGACGCACAAGTGCAGGAAACACCAGATGATATTCAAGAGTAGGTGTTTTTCTTAAAGTCTTATATGTGCTATACTAATTGTATGAAAGAGAGGTGTTTTGATTGAAACAAGAAATGTTTCCAAAGCTGTACAGAGGACAGGACAATAGACTGTATGCTGACAATGAGAATGGAGAGCCAGAAGAGTTAGTGTCTATGTTTCCATTATCAGAATGGGATTGTCCAGAAGCATATAAATTTGCAGGTGTTAGAGGTTATGAACCAATGACAGCGAAAGAAATTGAGGGCGAAGAAGACCAAGATTTAGAATTGGCAGACACCACAAATTTGCTTGAAGAGAAGTTTGATGGTACAAGAGGTATCGTGCAATTTTTTAGTCAAGAAAACCTTGATGGTACAAAGATAGGTTATACCAGAGTGTTCAGCCGGAGAATAAGTAAGAAGAGTGGGTTCTATGCAGAGAATACAGACAGTGTTCCACAGATAAGAGATATTGATTGTCCAGAACTTGCAGGAACTATTCTTGATGGTGAAATGTTTATTAACGGTCAGCCTTTTAAAGAAGTGTCAAGTACACTTAACTGTTTGTGGGATAAAGCAGTAGACCGACAGCTTGAGAAAGGGTTTATCTCTCTCCATGCTTTTGATATTATCAAGTACAAAGGTATTGATTTGAGAAATATGCCACTCTCAAGGAGAAAGCACTATCTGAAACAGGCTATTGAAGAAATCGGCAGTAAGTACATAGAGTTTGTACCTTACTATGTGTGCGGAGAGTATTTAATAGACCCAAACACAAGGACTCATGTTTCTGCTTATAATGAAATGGTTAAGAGAGTCGGTGAGTTTGATGAAGACCAGTATTTACTTGAGTTAGAGAATAATAAAGAAGTCTATTCAGAGATTTATGAGTGTTTGCATGGTGGAAATGACAGACTTACCCCTAGAGGTTACTATGAACTTATAGTATCTACTGGTGGTGAGGGTTGTATTGTAAAGCCAGAGTCCGGCAAGTATGAACACAAGAGAGGTAAGAACTATCTTAAAATCAAGAAGTTTTTAACCAGAGAATGTGTTATTATGGGATTCACTGAACCTACTGATGTGTATGAGGGTAAATTCCCGAAAGATAGATGGGATTATTGGATAGACGTAGAATACAGAAGACAGAATGTGGACATAATGAGCCAGACCTCAGCAAAGAGTCTTTTAAACAGAGGACTAACACCAGTTACCAGATTCCACTACTATAGAATGATTGGTAATATCCGATATGGTGTTGTTATCACTGACGAAGAATTAAAGAGCCTTCCGAAAGGTAAAAAGTTTGAAGTAGAAACAATGACTCTTGAGGGAAAAGAGTGTAAAGTTCTTGAAGTGGGAGACTGTGCAGGATTTAGTGATGATGTTAGATTAGACTTTTCTTTCTCATGGGTGAATAAGAAAACTGGTGAGTGTGTGAGAATTACACCAGAAGAGGAGAAACATAATAAGCATATCACAGAGAGTAAAGACTGGTACAAGAGAACTTTTGTCGGGGAAGTAGTAGAAGTGAAAGCCAATGAACTCTTTAAAGACACAGGTAAAATGAGACACCCTAGATTCTTTAGAATGAGACCAGACAAGTCTGCTCTTGAGTGTAAGTGGAAAGACCACGTTATGTAGGAGAGATAAGTATGAGTAAAAAGAAATATAAGTTGAATGACAACAACAATTATGGATTCACTAAAAAGTGTCCTTATTGTGGTTCTCCTGTGGTGTTGAGAGATTCTCATTATGTGTACCATAACAACAAAGACTACGGAAAGATGTGGGTGTGTAGTAACTTTCCTCAGTGTGATTCTTATGTAGGGTGTCACCCCGGCACGACAATTCCTTTAGGAAGATTAGCAGATAGTATTTTAAGGAGAGCAAAGCATAATGCACATGAAGCATTTGACCCTCTTTGGAAGTCTGGGTTAATGACAAGAAAAGAAGCATATATCTGGTTGTCTGCTATGCTTAGAATACCACAAGAAGAGTGTCATATAGGAATGTTTGATGTGAAGACCTGTGGTAAAGTAGTCGAAGTGTGTAATAAACAGAATAACAAAGCACTACAGAAATATCGGGAGCGTCCACGATACACCAGAGGATATAAAAGAAAATAACGCTGTGGACAATTAACTTGATATGATATATAATTTGGGTAAAGATTGAGAAGTCTTTACCCTTATTTTTGGATATTGAGGTGAGAAAGTGAAGAGAATAGCAAAAATTGTTTTATTTAACGTGAGAGTCATTATTGCAATTATCATGGATTTTTTTACAGATTGGTATGTAGAAACAGCCCATGCAGGAAGAATTTCCACTACTGAATTAGTTGATAGGATTTATAATTTCTGTGAAGTGTACTCTGGTAGAGTGATGTATAAATACCAGACACAGTTTTCAAAGAGAATTATAAGGTCTGTACTTGAAAATGATGGAGCAGAGATAACTGCTCTTTTTGCTCGTCAGAGTGGTAAGACAGAGACTATTGCTATCACTGTAGGTGGTCTTATGATTATTCTTCCCCAGTTGGCGAATATGCCTATGTTTGCTGATGACCCAAGACTTCAAATGTTTAAAGACGGATTCTGGGTGGGAATTTTCGCACCAAGTCAAAGACAGGCACAAATTACATACAGACGTATGAAATCAAGAATCCAGTGTAAAGAGAGTATGGCAATCCTTGAAGACCCGGACTTTAGATTAGACTTCTCAACATCTAACGGTCAGACTGTAGCACTTACTAATGGTTCATTTGTAACTGCTATCTCTGCCAGTGATGGAAGTAATATTGAGGGTGAGTCTTTTAAGTTCATTATCTGTGAGGAGTGTCAAGATATTTCTAACTATAAAATTAGAAAATCTATTCACCCTATGGGTGCGGCTTACAATGCTACTATCTGTAAGATTGGTACTGCCACCACTTTTAAGGGTGACTTCTACGAAGCAATTCAGAGAAACAAAAAAGACTATGAGGAGAAGAAAATTAAAATCAGAAATCACTTTGAGTATAACTACAAGGTGGTTCAGAAATACAATCCGAGGTATGCTAAATACATTGAGAGAGAGAAGAGAAGTCTGGGAGAGAATAGTGACGAGTTCCGTATGTCCTATAACCTTGAGTGGATTATCTCAAGAGGTATGTTCATTGACCTTGATGAATTTGAAGCAAATTGCGGAGACCCATTTTTAGAGAGAGTTGAAAGAGACCTCATTGCAAACCATGTTGGAGGTATTGATGTAGGTGGTGGAAGTGATAGAAAGGGAAAAAACAGTAAAGACGCTGATAGTACTATAGTGACTATTGTAGAAGTAGACTGGGAGAACCCAGTTTTAATGGAGTCTTCCTACAATGAAGAAACACATGAGGAGGAAGTGTATCTTGCTTACAACACTTACATTAAAGACTGGTTGAAGATAAACCCAGAGATTGCGAAAGACTATGAAGAACAGTATGCAATCATTATGGACTACCTAAAGAATTTCCGTATTTCAAAACTGGTTGTAGACGCTACCAGAGAGTCGAGTCTGGGTCAGAGAATTAGGGCGAATGTGAAGTTTGAGGTAGAGTTATTTACCTTTAGTACAAAGAGTAAGTCTGAACTCTATAAAAATCTGGACAAAGAGATTAACTCTGGTAGAGCGAAGTACCCAAACAACAAAGAGGTGCAAGAGTCTAAAGAGTATAAAGAGTTTATACAGCAGATGGCAGATTTGCAAAAAGGTTACAGTGGTAGTAATCTAGTAGTAAGCCACCCAGATGAAAGAGGGGCACATGATGACTACCCGGACAGTTGGGCTTTAGCTTTATGGGGAGCAAGAGAACCCGGAGCAAGAGACGAAACAGAAACAAAAGACAGGGAGACCTTGTTTAGAAACAGTAAGCCTTTAAACTATCAAACACAACAAAGGGGCAGAAATAGATTTACTGCCAGAAGACGGAGGTAAGTGAAATGAATAACTTTAAACACAGATATAATTCAGGGTTAGAAGAAACACTGAATATCAATGGTTTAGTAAGTGCAGGAGACCTTACAAACACTGAGATATTAAGACTTGAAAAAATCAAAGAAGCATGGAACTTTTATGAGGGGTATCATTGGGAGGGAATTGATGACCTCGACAGTCCTCAAGTGACTTTTAACTATTGTAGACCTTTTGTAAACAAGTTTGTTTCCTTTGAGTTTGGTAAGGGATTTACCATTAAAACACCTATGGAACTTGAGGGAAAAGGTGTTACTGTAGGTGACACTAAGATTGACACCTCTATTCAAGATGAAAATATGAACGGTGTTATTGACCCAGATGAACTTGATGGTGAGCCAGAGAAGATTGTTGAAAAGACTATCAATGACTTCTTAAATTCAGTGTGGAACTCCAACAATAGAGAACAGTTATGTGTTGAAATCGGGCAGACAAAATCTATTACAGGTGAAGCATGGGTTAAAGTAAGCTATGAATCACCAGAGGACGCAGATGACCCATTTGAAGAGTACCCAGATGGTAGAATGAGAATCACTTGTATTCCTACCCAGTTCGTGTTCCCGGAATTTAATCCACATGACAAGGAGAAACTGGACTCTCTTTTAATTATGTATCCTATTGAAGTTAAGAGAGATACAGGTATTTTGTGGAAACGCTCTTCTGTCACTACAGTTATCTATAAAGAAATCTGGACAAAAGATGAAATTGTAGTGTATCAAGATAAAGAAGAAGTTGACCGAATGGAGAACCCTTATGGTGTTATTCCTTTTGTACAGATTAAGAACTTCCCGATTGCAGGAAGAACTTATGGTATGGGAGACCTTGATGACATTATCCCTCTGAATGTGGAACTGAACACTAAGAGAAGTGATATTTCGGAAATCATTGACTATCACTCTGCCCCTATTACTTGTGTGTTTGGTGCAAAAATTGGTAATCTTGAGAAAGGTGCTAACAAAGTGTGGGGTGGTCTTCCAAAAGACGCTAAAGTAGCAAACCTTGAGTTGCAGGGAGATTTAAGTGCAAGTAGTAACTATACCGAGTCTTTAAAGACCTCTATGTGTGAAATTGGTGGTGTTCCAGAGACAGTTTTAGGAGGTGCAAGTGCTATTAGTAATACCAGTGGTGTTGCATTACAGTATATGAACCTCCCACTGATTGAAAAGACAAGGGTAAAAAGACACTGTACAAAAGACGGATTTGAGAAAATCAATAAAATGATTCTCCATATTTCTCTCTTAGAGGGTCTTATTGAAAAGCCGGAGAACATTAGTAAGAAAGACTTCTTGTTTAATGAGGTCACACTTCCAGACACACTTCCAAAAGATGAACTCATTGAGTTACAGAAGTTGGAGACAGAAATGAAACTGGGGCTTGAGTGTAGACATGGTGCATTAGAGAGAATGGGTAGGGAAGACCTTACTAAGAAACTGATTGAGATTGATAAGGAGAGAGCAGAACACCCAGAACTCTTTAACCCTATGTTACAGACCCTTTGGTATCAGAACCAGTTTCAACAAGGTGGACAGTCACCACAGTTGAATAGTGGTATGATGAATGGACAGACACCTATTGAACAAGTTCGTACTGAAACCACTGGACAAAACGGTGGAGGAAGTGTACAATAACATTCGTAACACCCATAAAAATCTCTGAGACCACTTTACTTAGGGATTTTTATGTGGTAAGATAACAATAATTAAAAGTATGGAGGTAACACTATGACTAAGAAACGTGGTATTATTGCAGGACCTATGACAGCAGAAGCTATCGTGAAAAGACTTTTTGGAGGTCTGACTCTTAAAGCATTTGCAGAAGAGAATCCAGAAGACAATGGTGGTGAGGGTGATGGTGCTAAAAAGACTACACCTACAGTCAACTTTGAGGAACTCATTCTGAAAGCAAGAAAAGAAGAGAAAGACAAACAGTACAAGAAAATTGAGAAACTTCAAGGACAGGTTGACACTCTTACACAGCAACACAACAATGACCTTTTAGAAAAGGTAGACCTTGAGAAGCAGTTGAAAGAAGCACAGGACAAACTGAAAACTGCCGGACAAGGTGACAGCGAAGAGATTAAAACACTCAAAGCTGAGATTGATACCTTGACTAAGGATAAGAAGTCTTTAGAAGACAAGGTGGCTGAGTTTGAGAAAAACAAACCAGTTGACAGAGCAGAAGTAGAAAAGGAAGTTCGGGAAGAACTTGAGAAAGAATATGAGGTTAAGAACCATAAGACACAGATTTTAGCAGAACACAAAGATGACTTGTTACTGCCGGAGTTAGTGTTTGGTGATACAGTTGAAGAACTGGATAAGAACCTTGCTACTGCTCTTGCAAGAAGTGAAGAGATTAAGAAGACATTAGGTGTTTCTACTGATGGTAAGAAGACAACACAGCAGAAGAGAACTCCTAAATCTCCTGCTCCTGCTTCTGAGGAAAAATTCGGAGAGTATTCTCTTGAATACTTAGCTTCTTTAGACCCGGCTTCTGCGGAATACAAAGAAGTTCGTAAGAAACTGGGGTTAAGATAAAAGAAGAATCTGCAACCACACACAATTAAAATAAATTAAGGAGGTAATAGTGTGATGAATAAAGCAAAAAAGACAATTTTTGCAAGTTTTATTAACAGAGCCATGTTAAAGGCTCATGCGGCAGGAGCAGTTACTACTGCCACTTCTACAGAAAATGGTGTTAAACTTACAGACGCAATCCGTATGGTGTATTCCAGAGAGATTGAGTTTAAGGCACTGCCAGTTATGCGTTTCGCTCAATTTGCAACAAGAAAGACAGAGTTAGGTGTTGAGCCGGGTCTGACTATTTCTATGATGACTTATGCCAATCTGAAACTTGGTGGTAAGCTGACTGAAATGGTTGACATGACAACACAGGCACTCAGCAGTTCCATGAAACAGATTACTGTTACAGAGCATGGTAACGCTGTATCTAACAGTAGACTTTTAATGGAGTCCAGTTTTGATGACATTATGGCAAGTACTACAACTCTTCTGGGTCGTGACTATGCTATGGTTCTTGACTGTGAACTTCGTGACACAGCACTGTCTGGTACTAACATTGTGTTTGCTTCTAAGACAGGTGATGTTGCTGTTGCAGACAGAGAAAATCTGGACGAGACTTGTAAGATGAAAGTCAGCACTATCAAAGACGCTATTGAGATTCTGGCTACAAATAATGCTCCGAAACGTGAGGGTGCATACTGGATTTGTTTTGTACACCCACACCAGAGTAGAGACCTGCGTGATGACCCAGCATGGATTAACGCAAGTAACTATGGAAATCCAGAACAGCTTTTCAATGGTGAGATTGGTAGAATTGATGACACACGTTTCATTGAGACTACTCTTATGTGTAACGGAAAAGCACCAGAGAGTGACCCGGCACACAAAGCTGAACTCAAGAAAGGTACAAGTAACAACAAGGTAGATGTTTACCAGTCTGTTATCTTTGGTGATGAATACTACGGTATTGCTTGGTCTCTGCCTGTAGAGCTGAGAGATAATGGAGTTGAAGACTTCGGACGTAAACAGTCTCTTGCATGGTACGCTATCTGGGGTACAGGTATTCTCAATAACGAGTATGGTGTTGTTATTGAAACCGCCTAAGTTTTAAGGAGGTATCATTATGGCAATTACAGCACAACAAAGAGAAAGAATTAAGAAAGCCTTGTTTTATGCAAATCAGAATCCAGATGAAGCAGTGGACGCTATCGTTGCACTCCTTGAGGGTGTTTCTGATGGAGGTAGTTCTGTGACTGTTGACAATACTCTTACAAAATCGGGTCAAGCCGCAGACGCAAAAGTTGTGGGTGATAAGTTAAAAGAGAAGTTGTCAGCTACCAAAATGCCAACACAGGCTGATTCTACTGCTACTGGAACTGATGTTGACACTTTAAAGACAGATTTTAATAGTCTTCTTGCTAAGTTGAAAACAGCAGGTCTTATGGCATAAAATAACAAAAGGGGAGGAAGAATATCATCTTCCCTCCCTTTATTTTTATATTAAGGAGGAATTATATCATGGCAGTTAAGAAAGTTGCTAAGAAAGAAGAAGTTAAGGACACACCTATCACTATAGAAGAAGAGGTAGCTGTTGAGGAGACAGTAGAAGATACTGTTGAGGAAGAGCAGGTTGAAGTAGACGCTGTTCCAGAAGTAGAGGTTACTACAGAAGACACAGCAGAGCCGGAAGTAGAAGTTGACACACAGGCAGTGAAAGATGAAACAGTAACAAGTAAGAATGTAAGAATCAGAGCAAAGAGAGACCACAGATGTTTCATTGGTGGTGAACTCTATGATTTAAAAGAGGGTATGTGTTACAATGTTCCAGAGTTTGTTAAGAACACTCTTAACAGAGCAGGAATCTTGTCTCCTCTTTAATGTGAGATAGGAGGTAGTGAAAATGGTTTTTACAGTTAATGAGTTGATTGCACTTTTAAGGAGTGCAGTAAATGTACAGAATGAAGAAGCTGAGATTAAAGACCCGGCTTTTCTTACCATGACTGATGAAGACCTTATCATGTTCCTCAAGTTAGGTATGTCAAAGGTCTTCCCATCAGCGGAAGACCTTACTGATTTACCACCGGGTTCTGATTATCCAGTTATTCTCTTGTCTAAGAAAGAACTCTATATGAAACTGGCAGTTACTTCCGCACCTCTGTATGACCTTACAGCGGATAACAATAACCAGTTGAAGCGAGACCAGAGGTTTAAACACTATATTGCTCTTGCACAAGAAGCACAAGGGGAGTATGAAGACTGGGTAGACAATGGTGGAGGAATGACAGACCCTAACACTGGAATACAAGGTGTTACTACCTATGACACAATTCGCTCAAAGAATCACTATACCAGAAGAAATTATGAATATGGTCCGAAACCTATCGTAAGGATAAAAATAGGCGAAATCACTAATGAGTCCTTGTCCTTTAGTTGGTCTTCTTTTAATAACGACCACTTTGGAAAGTTCTTAGTGTATATCAGTGAGAAGCCTATTGTTGACTTGTACCGAGAGGGATATAGAGCCGAGGATAAAGTAGAAGAATCTGCTATACTGGTTTTATCTTCTCAGAACTTTAGAAACACCTTTAAGAGAGTGACAGGACTTAAACCAGACACCCTTTATTATATTGCTGTTTTCTCTATTGAGAGGAATCAGCTTTTTGGGTATAAGGAGATTACAGTACAGACCTTGCCTTTAGTGACTGATGAAGAAGTTGATATTGAAGATATTGGAGGTAAACTGAATGGATAAAGAAATTCAAGACGCTTTTGTTGATGGTCTTAATGAAGTATATTCCATAATGTTTACTGACGGGGTTAATGATGGTATTAAGTTATACCTCTTAGACCCCAGAACTGACGGAGGGTTCTATAAAGAGTCTAAAGTTAAGAAATATAGGAAACCAGTACTTCTTGTCGCAAAAGCACAGTCAAACATGAAGATTAAAAAGGAAGAGGTAGTAGAGTCTGAGGTAAAAGATTTGCCTAAATTTACTGTTCCCTTTAAGTCCTTGAGAGATAATGGTGTTGCTTGTCAAACAGAAAAAGACTGGGATATTTTAAGAAGAGCCTACATTGAGTTTCATGGTGCTTTCTATGAAGTTAAGACAGTGAAACCAAACACATTCGTTGAGGACGTTTTCTTAACAGTGTTGTTTGAATGTGAGTATCGGAAAGATGTTACCTCAGTTTATGTTACTGATGACATTGAAGAAGAGGGTGGTGTTAATGTCTCTGAAAATGCAGATGACAGGAGATTGGAATAGAGCAGGTATTCACATGAGAAACATGGCGGTGAAATTAAAACCTGCTTTTGAAGCCAAATTCTATGAAGATGGACAGATGGTACTTGAGAAGATGAAAGGTCATGTCTACAGTCAAGATTTAGGGTGGACACCTCTATCAGACCATACTGTTGAACTTAAAGGTGGTGACACCACTATTCTGATTGAGAAAGGTCAGTTAGTGAATGGTCTTGAAGTCCGAAGAATTAAGTCTACTGTTTCCGGCTCAACAATTTTTGTTGGTGCTTCTCCTTGGAAAGCACATGAGGGTGGAATGAAAATGAGTGACTTGATGATTTGGATTGAATATGGTACAGACCGTATGCCTGCAAGACCACTCATAAGACCGACTTTTGAGGAGGTAAAAGACCTTTTGCAAAAGAGTTGGACTGAGTTGTTTAAAGATATAGTTGAACCATAAGGAGGTGAAAGAGTATGCCAGCTAATGTTTGGTTTGAAGAAGTTGAGAGAGGTTTGAAAGAAGAGATTTTAAAGACAGTCTCCTATCTTGACATTTCTGGTAAGAGAGTGCCAGTTACAGAAGAAATGGTGTTTGTAAGAGACCCAGAAGAAGACCTCAAGGACGAAAACATTCCATGTATTACAATTACTCCTTTGTTTCCTAAGTTTGACCCTAAGAGGTATAACCCTAACCCTGTGATTTTAAGCAGGAACAAAGAAGAGAATACACTCGAAATGCAGGACTCAGCTATTCCCTTTAATCTCACATACCAGATTGATTTTTGGTCGAGATATAAAGAAGACATAAACATTATGACAAGTTCATGGTTAAGAAGACACTTCCGGCAATTCAATCTTAAAGTGATTGATGACGGAGGTGTTGAAAGGTCTTCAAATGTATTGTTAAATGAGAATATGAGGGAGTCTGACCTTTTAAAGAATCAGAAAAGACTATTCCATTCTATAATTTCTTATGTGATATGGGTAGAATTAGATGACGAAGTAGGTTATAATGTAAGCATGGTTGCAGAAAGAAATCTTCAAGCTGATAGTAAACCTATGAGTGAGGAGAGTTAGGAGGTTTATTATGTTCATCATTAAGAATGTAACAACAAACAGACCTCTAGTTTGTACTCTTGGTGATAAGTCCACACTGAGACTTTTTCCGGGTAAGGAAGTAACATTGACAGATAAGCAGTGTACAGACTACATTAAGAGTTTGGTGTCAGTTAAGATTCTGACACTGAGAGAGGTTTCCGATACAAAATCGGTTAAAAAGAAACCTGCTGTGAAAACAGTAGAGAATAAAGATAAGGAGGAATAAATAATGGATTTTAACAGACCAGACGTATATATTCAAGACGTTGCTACAGGTGCGAGTCCTATTCAACAAGCAAGTTCCACGATTGGTATTCTGTTAGGTGCTATGAAGAGTGGACCTGTGGGAGAGCCAGTTTTAGTTTCTTCTTGGTCTGAATTTATTCAGAACTTTGCCAATGGTTTAGAAACACCTTTCATGTCCAACAGTGATTTGCCTTACTCTGTGTATGGATTTTTCGCTAATGGGGGAAATCAGTTATACGTTGTGCGTGTTGCTTCTAAGACTGCGGCTAAAGCAAAGAAAGAAGCTACAACAAATGCCGGACTTACCATTGAAGCAAAGTATGAGGGTGCAATCACTCCTACTGTACAGATTAAAAAGAGTGCAGATTGGGAGGAAAGTGACAATGAGGTGTTTGATGTAATTATTACCATGAGTAATTCAGATGATGGTGTGGCTACAATCACTGAGGTTACAAAAGACACTATTGTTAATGCAATCAATACTAACATTACAACTCAGAACTGGGTAGTTGCTTCTGGAACAGTTAGTAAGCTGTCTGAGGAAACAATCACTTTAGCTGGTGGTGCAGATGGTATTGAAGACCTGCAAGATTCTGACTATATTACTGCTATGGAAGTATGTAGTACCATTGATGACGCAAGTTTCCTTGCTATTCCGGGTCAGACTTCTACAGCAGTAAATGACGGTGTTATGACTTACTGTGACGCTCACTTGTTATTCCCGATTTTGGATATGCCAGTAGGAAGTACAGTGAAAGCTACAAAAGAGTACAGAAAGACTATCAGTGCTTATGGTGGCTGTTTAGCTTATCCTTGGGGTTATGTGAGTGACCCTCTGACAAATGGCACTAAGTTAGTACCAACAGCAGGTCATGTGATGGGTGTGTACTCAAGAGTCATTGGACAACAGGGTATCAAGAAAGCACCTGCCGGAGTAGACGCTGTAGTAAAAGGTTTCATTTCTATGGAGAAGAAACTTACTGATTCTGATGTAGCACAGTTAAACCCAGTTGGTGTTATCTGTATTGTTCCTAGAACAAACGCAGGTATTGTTATCTGGGGAGCAAGAGGTCTTAATCCAAAAGCGGATATGAGATATGTAACTGATGTTATTATCAATTACAATATCAAAAAGTCCTTGTATGCAGGAACTCAGTTTGCGGTGTTTGAACCTAATGACGAGACCTTGTGGAGTAGGGTAACAGCTACTTGTCAAGACTTCCTTGAGACTCTTCGTTTAAGTGGTGCTTTAAAAGGTACTTCTGATGAAGCGTACTATGTGAAGTGTGACGCTACAAACAACACAGACGCAACTATTAACAATGGCTTCTTGTATGTTGAAATCGGTTATGCTCCGGTTAAACCTGCTGAGTTTGTAGTCATTAAATTGGCTCACTCAATGGATAGCCAGTCTTAATAAAGGAGGAAGTAAAGATGAATAAGTTATACAATATGTTTAAGAGTATTGCTTTATCGGCACACGCTTCCAGAACTATTGAAGCTGACCCATTACAGTCTTTCATGTTTAAGGTTTCCATTCCGGGTCTTCCGACAGGTGTTGGATTCCAGAAAGTCGGTGGTCTCAGCAGAGAAGTTGAGGTAGTTGAGTACTTTGAAAATATGTACAACCACGCTCACAAACTTCCGGGTAGAGAATCTGTTGGAGAAGTTACCTTTGAAAGAGGTATGTATGCTGATGATTACCTGCAAGGTATTTATGAGACAGTGTTTAACAACAACACAGTTCGTAATACGGTAGTCATTCAGATTTGTGACAGATTCGGAAAAATCCGTAGAGAGTTTAAGTGTGCAGAAGCATGGTTCAGCAAGTATGAATGTGCCGACTTGGACGCTACAAGTAGTGACGTAATCATTGAGACACTTACTATGGTGTTTGAGTACTTCTTATAAGAGCAAAAGAATAGCAGAAAACCTCCCTATTGCAATAGGGAGGTTTTTGTTGTATTATATACTTATCAAATAAAATTTGGAGGTAATTATCATGGCATTAAAAAAAGCTGAAAAAAACGATATGTCAAGTGTAGTGGAGCAGATTGAAAACGAGAACATTCGTCAAATGGGTGAGATTCCTACAGACGAAGATGGTGTAGTGAGAGACGAACCTCTTTTAGCAGGTATTGAGTATGAGGGGAATATGCTGAGAACATTCTCTTATCGTGAAATGAACGGTAAAGATGAAGAAGCAATCAACAAACCAGATGTTCGTGCCAATGGTGCTAAACTGGTGAACACTCTGCTTGAGAGAACACTGATTGACATTGGAGGAAAAACACGAAAAGAACTCGGTCCGAAGAATTGGGGAGAACTTATTAAGTCCATGTTAGGTGCAGACCTTGATTACATGGCTATGAAAGTAAGACAGCTTTCTAAGGGTAATGACATTACCTTTACCCATAAGTGTCCTAACTGTAAGGCAACTTTAAAGACTGTTGTAGGTATTGATGAATTTGAAATCATTCCTTTCAGTGGTCTTTATACAGTATCTTTTGAATTGCCGGGAAGAGGTTACAAAGATACAAAGGGAGTTGTACATAAGACAGGTACTCTTAAACAGATTACAGGTCTTGACAGAGAAATCATCTTCCCGATTATGAAGAAGAACATGGCTTCTGGTACAACAATGCTCTTAACTCGTTTAATGAGTTTTGATGACGGAACACCAGTGTTCAATGACAGAGTAGCGGAAATGAGTTTAAGAGACAGAGAGTACTTAGAGAATTTAATCAAGGAAAATGTCTTCGGTATTGACAGTAATCTTGAAATCACTTGTGATGTGTGTGGTGAAGAACTTACTGGACAGGTGGGTAGCTCCGATTTTTTCTAATGGAGTTCATGTCATTTCTGGGGGAAGAGATTTTACTTCTCTCCCCTCTTGAAGTGACATTGATGGAAGTCCACAATCTTGCATATTTTTATCATTGGAGCAGAAAAGAGTGTTGGGAAATTCCTTGTCACGAAAGAGGAGTCTTCAATGATAGAATCAAGCAACAGTGTAAAGCCGAAGCTAAAAGTGGGAATAATAGTGGTAATACTCCAAGGTCTTCTTATAAAGAAAGTAGATAAGAAGAAAGGAGGTTTACCTCATGGATTTTGGTTTAGGACTAATCCTATCCTTTACTGACAATGCTACTGCCGGAATCAATAATGCGGCGAATCAGTTGACAAGACTGACTCAGATGGCAGAACAATCAACAGACTCCATAAATAGAATGGCTGATATAACTGCTTTAAGTTCATTGTCAGTAATGACAGGACAGTTAGGTGACACCTTTCTAAGTATGGGAAATACAATAACTGGAATGTTCCAGAAGTTACTACAAGGAACGATAGATACTGGTAGTCAGTTTGAGAACTTGCGTATCACTGTAAATGCTTTAACTGGTGACGCAGAAAAAGGTCAAAAAGCAGTAAGTAAACTCATGGAGTTTGCCGCTAAAACACCTTTTGAAATCAATGACCTATCTGGTATGTTCACTACTATTACAGCGAATGGTCTTGACGCTTTTGCGACAATGACAAGTGCTAAGAATGGTTTCCAACAAGAAATGATGGGCTTTATTGGAGACTTGATGGCATTTAGACCAGATGTACCTGCAATGCAGTGGGGTACAGCTATCCGAAACGCATTTAGTGGTGAAGTTCGTTCCTTAAAAAATGCTCTTGACGTTGATGTTGAGGGTATTTTAGGTCGTTCTTGGGGTGACACACCAGAACAGATTGCACAAGACTTTGCAGACTTAGCAGATAACTTAGGTGTTGCAGGTCTTATGATGAAGAACATGGGTACATGGTCTCAAACACTTTCTAACGTGTCCGACCAATTCACCAGACTATTCCTTGCAGTAGGAGACGCAGGTGTATTTAATGATTTGAAATCGGCTCTTCAAGGTATTACAACAGCTATCTTTGAGATTGATGAAGCACAAATGGCTACCATTGCTCAAGTGCTTGCAGAAAGTCTCAGCTTTATTGTAAAGCCTTTAGTAAAAGCCGGAGAAGCTATTGGTAACTTCATTAGGTGGGTTACTAAGCTAACAACAACACAGCCTAAACTTGCGAAGTTTGTAGTGCAGTTAGTAGCATTTGCAGGTGTTCTTTTAACACTTACAGGTCTTGCACTTAAAGTAGTTTCTTCAATGTCCGGGCTTTCTACAGTATTCATTGCTATGGGTGGTAGCTTTGCTTCTATGAGAAGTATTCTTGTAGGTGGTATCAAAGCTATTGCTTCAAGAGTAGTGCCACTTGGTTTAGCTGTGGGTGGAATGTACTTAGCATGGAAAACAGACTTTGCAGGTATGAGAACTCTCGTCACAAGTTTTGTTCAGCATTTAGGTAATTCTTTTGCTACAGCCCAAAATGCTATTAACATGAGTGTCGGGGGAATGATGAATGTAGTGACAGACTTACAAAGTAAGGGTGGTTTTTGGAATAACCTTACTGTAGGTCTTATGAAGTTAATGGTAGTGTGTAGAGCCTTAGCAGAATTGTGGAATAGTGAAGATGGATTTACGCTAAGTGAAGACACATTCTTAAAAGCGAAAGAGTTAGGGGTTCTTCCTTTGATTGAAGCAATTCTTGACCTTAAATATAGATTCGGTTTATTTAAAGAGGGATTTATTGCAGGATTTAAAGAGGTAAGTGAGAGTATCAAGAATTTTATATCTGGTCTACAGACTAACCTTGAGGGTACTTTTATTGACACAGCATTGGATAAGTTGACCGACTTTTTCTCATTGCTTTCCAGTGGAGACGCTGACGCATGGTACACCTTTGGTGAGTCCTTTGGTAAATTCGCTACTAAAGCAGTTATATTCTTTGGGGCATTTAAAGTGTTAGACTCAGTAATTGGTAAACTCGCAAAAGTGGTAGGTGTTGTAGCAAGTATCGGGAAAGCCTTTATAGGTGTAGGTAAAGCTATCGGTGGTATCGGAAAGTTTGTATCAAAACTGTTCCCAACATTTACTAAGTTAGGTGGATTTATAAAATCTGCTTTTAGTGTTTTAATGTCACCGGGTAGCTTAACAAGTAAGTTGGGTGCTATCTTCCCTAAGATTAGTGGAATGGTAACGACCTTTTTAAGTAGTGGTTTAGGTACTGCAATCACTTCTGGTCTTTCCACACTGGGAAGTACTTTAATGTCTGGACTGTCAGCTATTGGTAGTGGTATTGTAAGTTTCTTTGCAGGTTTATCAGCACCAGTAGTTGCATCGATTGTGGCAGTGTTAGCACCTATTATCACTTATGCTGTGACACATTGGGAGGAATTTAAAGCGAAAGTGTCTGGCATTTGGGAAACACTGAAAGAAGAGGGCATGAATATCTGGAACTCCCTTAAAGATGGATTACAGTCCATCTGGGATAACTTAAAGACAGCTATTCAGCCAGTGATTGACGCTTTCTTGAATTTGAAAGACAAAGTTGTAGAAGTAGCCGGAATGGTTATGGACGCTTTTGGAAAGGTAAAAGACTGGGTAGTACAAAAAGCACAAGAAATTGCAAGTACTCCTGCTTTTCAAGGTATCATCAATGCTATCTCTGCTATTGGAGAGTTTTTAGTAAATGTCCTTGTACCTTTAGTCCAAGGTGTTATCTCAACTATCTCTTCTATCATTCAAGGAATTTGGAACTTTATTGTAACTGTAGTAAACACCATAGTGAACATTATAAGTTCTGCTATGAGTGGTATTATGAACATCATTAGTGGTATTCTTGATATTATTGTAGGAATTTTTACCGGGGATTTAGATAGAATATGGCAAGGTGTTCAAACAATTTTTGGTGCTATATTTAACTTTGTAAGTACAATATTACAGAGCATTTGGAATGTAATCTCTACTACACTTAATGCCATCTTTAATGTTGTTAGCACGGTATTACAGAGTGCTTACAATGTAGTATCTTCAATCTGGAACTCTATTAAAAGTGTTGTTATGACTGTTGTGAATGGAATCTCAAGTTTCATTTCCTCTTCTTGGAATGGGATTAAGAATACTATCTCAAGTATTCTAAATGGGATTTCCAGTACAGTAAGCAACATTTGGAATACTATTAAATCAACTATTTCAAATGTTACTAATGGTATAAAGAGTATTGTCTCTACTGGATGGAACGCAGTTAAGAGTACAATAACAAGTGTAGGAGCAGGAATAAAGAGTGCTGTTTCAAGTGTATTTGAATCGGCTAAAAGTAAAATCAGTAGTGTAATGGATAGTGCAAAGAGTATTGTATCTAGTGCAATAAGTAAGATTTCAAGCTTATTCACAGGTGCTAACTTATCACTTCCACACATTAAACTTCCTCACTTTAGTATCAGTGGTTCATTTAGTTTGAATCCACCTTCTATCCCTCATATTGGAGTTTCATGGTATGCTAAAGGTGGTGTATTTGAAAAGCCGAGTGTCATTGGTGTAGGTGAAGACGGTCAAGAAGCAGTAATGCCTTTAGAGAAGAACACTGGTTGGATTGGAGTTCTTGCTAACAAAGTAGGTAATATCATTAACTCTAACAGTTCAATGAACACTTCTTTCCTTACAGGAATTGCAAGTACATTTACCTCTGCTTTGACAGGAGTTGCTTCTGCTATGGGTTCTGTACCTAGATTCATTCCAGAGAGTGACCCAGATAACCCAGAGCCTTTCATTCCAACACCTAGTCCTAATGGTGATGGTGGTAGTCCAGTTATTCCGGGCAACTACTACACCACAAACAGTAACACAACACAAACCACACAAGAGGGTAATGTTGATAACTCAGTAGTCTTCCAGTCTGGTGCTATTGTAATTCAAGCAAACGGAGCTTCTGAACAAGAAGCGGAAAGACTTGCGGAGAGAATCATGGAAATAATTGAAAGAAAAAGACAATTAAATAACATGACTCATTACAAGACAGCAAAAGGCTCAGATTTAGAGTTAGCTTATTAGAGAGGAGGGTTAATACATGAGTAGATTTAATGCTAACAGTAACGCTAAAACAAAGTGTTATTTTGTGAATAACAGCACCAATGCAAAATTGGTCTGCCAGTTTAACCCTACCTCTGTACCTTATGAGAGGGAAGCTAAATTTAATGACATTGACTCACCGGGTATGAGTTACCCCTTAACACAATATTCTGGTGGTAAAGTGAGAGAATTTTCCGTAGAGGTGTTTATGTATGATAAACCTTATAGTGGAAAGATAAACACTGCAAGGAAGTTCTTTGAAGCACTTATGCCACCAGAAATAAATACTTCAAGTTTTAAAAAACCACCTACCTTTACATTTGCCTATGGGTATTTTGTAAAGGTATGTGTACTAAAAAAATTAAAAGTAAATGATGAAATTCTTGACAGTAATGGTAGACCTACCATGACAAGGTTCTCACTTACATTAAGGCAGGTGGGTAAGGTATGATGTACGAAAACTCAAGATACCTGCATACACCTATCTACACTATTAACGGTAACAATAGTCCAATCCTCAAAAAGCGAGATAGGTTTAGTTTTAACCTTTCAAACTGTACACTACATGAGTGGGTAGAGGGTGATACCTTAGATGGTATCTCTTATAAGTATTATGGTATCAGTGCTTTAAGATGGGCTATTCTTGACGCAAACCCTAAATACAGAACTGAATTTGATATTGAGTATGGTGACAAGATTTTTATTCCAGACTTCAATGAGGTTCTTGAGATTGTGAGTGTTTAGGGGGTGAGAAAGTGTCCAGTTACAAAAACGGAGAACTTCTTGCCATTGAATATGATGTGTGGATAAATGGTAGCAAGTTGGGTATCGAAAAGAAACAGTGTATTAACAATATTGAAGTAAAGGAAACAGTTGATGGGTCTGACACTTGTGTTATCAAGATTCAAGACCCAGAGTTCCTTTATATTGAGGATAACATCTTCATTGAGGACAACAAGATTAAAGTACAGCTTGGTTGGGTAGGTGTTACCTATAGAGTTAAGTTTGAGGGATATATCTCGGCGATTGACATTATCTTTCAAGAGTCTGGGTGTCCTATACTCACTGTCACTTGCATGGATAACACTCACTTAATGAACCGCAAGAAAAAGGACAACACCTTTAAAGACACAACAAGTGCAAAAGTGGTTCAAAAGATTGTAAAAGAATATGGTTTTAAGTGTGTAGTAGAGAGTGGATATGACTTTGAAAAGCAGGAGACTATTACACAATCACAGCAGACAGATATTGACTTCATTACTCAGCTTGCAGGTAATGAAGTATATCCATTTACAGCCAGACTTGTAGGTAACACATTTTATTATGTGAAGAAAGGTCACTTATCCACTCCGAAAATGGATTTGACTTACCTTAACTACCCACATGAGGTAATCAGCTTTAGTCCTAAGATTACTAAAGAGTCTGCACAGGTGGAAGTTGGTTCTTCTGTTATCAATTCTTCCAACAAGAAACTTTCTACCACTAAGATTAAGTCTACAAGGTCTACAGACAGTAAGACTAAAAATTCTAATAGTGGTTCAAATAATGCAGGTAGGTCTTATACCTATAACCCTACCACTAAAAAGTGGAACTAAGAAAAGAGGTGAGATTTAATGGCTCGAAATGGTTCAATGACCTATGACCCCTCTACTGGTAAATGGACTTCCAGTGGTTCTAGTGGTTCAAGTTCTACAAGTAATAATGGAGGTAGTAATAAAAAACCCTCTTCAAGCAGTGGTTCTTCAAAACCCTCTGGTAACAAAGGTGGAAATATGTCTGCCAGTAACTCAAACCCTCAGTCCTCTGTGGGTAGTGCAGAGAAAAAGTACAACACTATTGAGTATAATATTTTGGAGGGGCAGTTAAAGTTTATTGCCACCAAAGAGACCATTAGACTCACTGCCGGAGATACAGTAAGAATCAATGGTATTGGCAAGTATCTGTCTGGTCTGTATTATGTTCAAGATGTTACAAGGCAGATAAGTCAAGATGGATATTCACACTCTGCTACTTTAATCAAGACAGACTTTGGAAACTCTTTAAAGGACACTTCCACATCTTCTAAGGACAAAAAAGTTCCAGAGAAGAAGAAAGACCCACCTGCTAAGAAACCTGCTCCGGTTTCCCAGAGAATCCACTATCTTAAAGCAGGTGAATGTTTGTGGAGTGTTGCCGCTAAATATTATGGTAGTGGGGCACAATATCCTAAGATTGCAAATGCCAATGGTATCAGTCCATCACAGTACAGAAGATTACCTATTGGTCTTAAACTTATTATTCCGTAAAGAGGTGGTAGTATGGCAACATACGCAGGATTTTATAAAGGTATTGTTAGTAATAACAATGACCCAGAAAAACGAGGTAGAATAAAGTGTCAGATACCAGATGTTTTAGGTGGTACAGTAGAAAGTGCATGGTGTGAACCATGTGTGCCAGTAGCTTATGACACTGGTGGAGACTTTTGTTTACCACAGAAGAAAGAGACAGTTTGGATTGCTTTTGAAAAGGGCAACCCAAACTATCCAGTTTATTTAGGTAACTGGTGGCAGAAGAACACCACACCTTTAGGTACTAACTATGGTTCTTCTAAGGACAAAGTGAGAATCATAAATTATGCTGACTGTACAATCACTATGAAAGACGGTGTTATCAGCATCAATGTAGGTGCAGGAGAGTGTGATTTAAAAATAGAGCATAGCAAAGTAACCATACTCGGTACACTTGAAGTACAAGGTAACGTAAGTTGCTATAACCTTAGTGCAGGTAATGTTGGTGCTTATGTTGGTAAAAACGGTGGTGGTGTTGTTCACGCTGATGTTCGTGTAGACGCACCTAATGTATAAGAAAGGAGGTCATTAAAATGCCGAAGAGTGGATATACAGGAATCAGTTTTCCTTTTAGAGTCGGACCACAAGGGGGAGTGGTAATGTCTACTACAAGTGCTTCTAACCCCACACACATTGTTGAAAGTCTGAAACAGATTTTCGGAACACATTATCTCCAAAGGGTAATGGAACCCGATATTTACTCAGAACTCATTACAGTGGTGTTTGAACCCAATGATGAAACACTACAAGCTATTGCAAAAGCTAGAATTGTGGACGCAATAGAAAGACTTGAAGAGAGGGTGCAAGCTACTGAGGACGATATTCAGTTTTCGGTAGAGACCTCTAATAAAGGTAGTTTCCTTTTTGCAACGATAACTTTTAAAATCATCAAGTATGAGACTTGGTACACAGCAAAATTTGAGGTAGGTGAGATAACAAATGAGTAGAAAACCAACACAAGGAATTGATTACACAAGTAGAGATTATGAAGCATATAGAACTATGCTTATACAGGAATTACAAAAGCGTATGCCGGAGTACACTGACACAAGCCAGACTGACGCAGGTATTGTTATTTTAGAGTGCCTTGCAAATGGTCTGGATATTTGTAGTTTATACACAGATGTAATTGCAAATGACTGTTTTCTTCCTACCACACAAGATAGAAGAATTGCGGTGTTACTTGCAAGACAGTTAAGGTATATTGCAAAAAACCAGACTGCCAGTGTTGTACCTCAAGTGTTTGTGCTTGGTAATGAAATGGACAGAGACATTGTAATTCCTAAAGGAAGTGTTGTACACACTAAAGATAGCACTGACATGGTTACTGTTTACTTTGAGACAGAAGATGACCTTATTATTCCGGCAGGAATGTTGGGTGATGAAAAGAATGAAGATGACTCTTATAAGTACTCTGTCAATGTAATTCAAGGTACATCAGTTAATGAAGACCTTTTAGGTTCTTCTAATGGACAGCCTTATCAGTCCTTTAAGCTGAACTACAAGGAAGTTCTTACAAACTCTATTCAGTTGATGATTAACGAGGGTGATGGATATGAAGTGTGGACTCAAGTAGACACCTTTATTGACAGTGACGAAGAGAGCAGACACTACACAGTGACAGTGGACGAATTTGATACTTGCTACATTGAGTTTGGTAGTGGTGCTAGAGGTAAAATTCCAGATGTATATGACAATGGTATTATTGCTTCTTACAGAGTAGGTGGAGGTTCTATTGGTAATGTAAAGCCTAGCACTATTACAGAGTTTGACGAAAGCATTGCTTATGTGGACAGAACATTTAACCCCTCTGGTCCGACTGTCTTAGGACATGAAAAAGAGAGCATTGAAGAAATTCGGGAAAATGCTCCTGCGGCTTTCAGAACTCAAGACAGAGCAATCACAGCACAGGACTATGCAGACCTTTTAAGAATCAACTTCTATGAGGTTCTCAGTTCTGTAGGAATCTCAGACGAAGTTGTGAAGTTAAAGATGAATGTCTTTTATCTTATGAGAGAGGGTTACACTATGGACGAAGCACTTCTCAAAAGGGTAAATGACTTCTTCAACTCAAGAATTATTCCGGGAACTTCTTATGAGTTTAAAAAGCATGAGGAATATCCTATCACTATTACTGCAAACTTGATTATTGATGATGACTATGATAAGGAGACCATTGTTGGATATGTGACTGATTATGTAGAGAACACATTCTTTGCTTATGGCAATTTAGTGTTTGGAGACAAGTTTGTGAAGTCTGACCTTGAACATGAGATAAAACAGACTTTTGCAGGTGTTGAGTCATTCCGTATCATTTCCCCAGATAGTGATATTATCACAGCAGACAAAGACAGTAAGATTATTACCTTAAAGGAATTAAAACTGAATGTGACTGGTGGAAAAGTAAAGGAGGGATAGTATGTCAAAGTTATTAGCAGGAGAACAATTTAATGAAAAACTGTATAACACTCTCCCTCCGGTTTATCACAATGCCGACTCAATGGTGGACTTTGCTTTAAAGAGATACCTCAATGTCCTTAGTGACGGAGGTTTCTCTAAAGTCATTGAGGAGGTAAATGGAATCCTTGACTTAAATGACCCAGAGAAAACCCCTAAAGAAGTCTTGAGTGTAGTATTCAGTCAGTATGGTCTTGAGATTTTTAATGGTCTTCCAGAACTGTACTTGAGAAAGCTGTTACCTATTCTCGGAGACCTTTATGCCAGAAAAGGTGCTACTACTGTCATTGAATACTTGACCTCTATTATCTCTGATGTAAAGTCGGAGGTAATTATTAGTCCAGATTTTTTAGAGGACTATCACATTGATATTAATCTGGAAATGGACTACGACCAACAAGGTGCAAGAGATATTCCAGACAGAGAACAGCTTTTAAGGATTATCAAGGAGTTTCTTCCTTTCTTTATCAATGTGACAATTATCTTTTCTTATCTGTTTTATGAACTTGCAAGGCTTAAAACAAAAGACGAGGAAATGATTTATGTAACAGATGTAAGAAATGAAGAAGCAAGAGTAGTAAGCCAAAAAGGTGAGGGTTTCTTCCCTACAATTAACAATTTTGAGTTAGGTCTTAACTCAAGTATTATTTTAAGTGAGTCTTATTACTATGATGTTGATGTGGATTGGTTTACTGATAAGATTATCAATCACTTTCTTGAACAAGGTAATATGGACAGCAGGAAATCTCACCAGTATTTAAGACCAACACTCAATGACCCATTTATGGAATTAAATGATGACCTCTTTCTAAGTGATTATATGGACACTGATGAATTGGTATCTACCACTATCACCACTTCCCCGGTAGATGATTTAGTGAGGGTCAGAGTCTTTGAAAATATTATTGAAAAGGCTTATGACAACCTTAAAGAGTCTGGTACATTTTATTCTATTGGTGTTCCAGAAGATGATAGTTCCCTATTTGCTTATAGTGTTCTCGGTAACGCAATATTTGGCAAAGAGGGATTTAAGTGGTTTACAGACTCTTACACAGACACCATTAAAGAGATTAAGGAAGAGAGTGGAAGTATTTGTTCTGATATTACAAAGACCTACAGACCTGTCCTTAATAACCCAGATTTTTTACTCAATCAAAAGTTTGCTTTTAACATTGAAACAAGGTCAGATGATTTTGAAGACTATGTAGTAGAGAACTTGAAAGAAGAAATTGGTGTTATTAGTAGTGTTGAGGAAGACGAAGAGAGTATTACTACAACACAATCTATTGAAGTCAGTGGTAGTATTCCTAGAATTGCACTTCCTACTCCCGGCACATCAAGATTCATGCAAGCAGTGTTTGGAAACGCTGTGTTTGATAAAGACAGTGAGGGAATTGCGGAAGAGTTTAGTGACACAATCTCTTACACAGAAAAAGAGGTTGCACAACTTAACAGACAGTTCACTAAAAATTGGAGTGAAAGTTTAAACACAAAAGATTTACTTAATGACAGTCTTATTACAAATGAGTTTGAGGAACTTGATACTGTGGAAGATTTTATTACTCACTCTGTAGAAGAGAGTGCAAGGGTTGAAAAAACAGGTGATAAAGAGGCATTGAAACAAACTGTTGGACTCTTTATGTATTATCCTTGTCTTAACACTGGAAACGTCCTTAATCAAGGTCTTATGACTAATATAAGTAACTCTGATGTTGGACTTGTGCTAATTGAGGAAATGGTGTATGATAAAGTTATTCGGAATGGTGTTGTAACCACCATTCATTATTAAAAGGAGGTAAAGAAATGTCTTATAGAAGAATTGATACACAAGATGGTGTTACTGTTATGAATAAGGACCTTTATGACAATTTGCAAGATGGTGTTGAGGAGGCTATTAACCACAATACAGGTTGGATAAATGTAGTTAATACTTTTAACTTAGATAATACTGGAAATACAGATATATCAGATAAACTACAGGATATTATAAATAAATCTAATGACTTTGATACTTTATATTTCCCAAAGGGAAAATATTTAATGAATAAAGGTATTAAAATTAGTAAGCCTTTGACTTTACTAGGTGATACTAAAATTGTTAGTAATATTCCAAGATTAGGGTACGGTTCTACTGAGTTTATTACAAAAAATACTCCTAATATAACTCTTATCGAAGTAAGCACTTGTAAATTCAGTATAGAAGGTATCTGCTTCTTTTCTAATAGTTCACATGTAATAACTAATGAAGAAGAATCTTCTCCTATAAATCCACATTTTCATTATGAATTAAGTCATTTATATGAGAATGTAAATGCTATTGTGTGCAATAATAATGAGGGATTAAGTAGATTCTCTAATATTTTTATTAGCAACTTTTCTGGAATTGGTTTTAAAGTTCCATACTACTCTATTTTGGATAATATAGTAGTTTTTGGTTGTAAAGTGGGAATAGACTTAGGTGTGGATAGTATTCTTACCAATAGTAAAACATGGGGTTGCGAGGTTGGATTAAAATTGCAAGTAGGAGGTACTGTTTCTAATACTAGAATTGAATCAAACTCTAAATGGGGAATAGTATGTACAGGAACAGGACAATATAAATTAAATAATATTACAGTAGACCAGTGTGGATATGCAGGTTTATACGCAGAAACTTCTTTAAGCGATTTAATTTTTACAGGTAAATTAAGTAGGTGTTGTCAATATTATTTTGGATTCACTGAGGAAGATTTCAACAGTTTTCCTAATAGAATTGAAAGTGGATTTTCATATATTTATGTGGAAGACTATGCAAGTAATCTTAATATAACTCTTTTAAATACAAATGAGGATATTTGGACAGATGGAGGAGTAACCAAGTCAAAACATTATCTTATAAATTCTCCAAAAGGGATAAATTCTTCTATTGTAAAATGTCTTCCTGCATTAGATTTTATTACGAACACTAAAGGTAGATTTACTTTTATACATTCTATTGGTACTTATGTATTTATAAATGGCGGTATTTATTCAGAGAATGGTATTGTAACAGCAGAATATGACCAAAAAGACTACCTTCTTAAAGTACTTAAAGGTAAAATGTACGTTTTAGATAAAAATACAAATATATATAATCTTCTTTTAAAACCAGAAATAGGGTTTATTATTACTTCTACAATAAATAATGCACAACAAATAGGTTTGTCTTACGGAGGAACTTGGGAACTTATAGGAAGTCAACTAGTTGGTTCTTCTACTATTTACTTTTATAAAAAAATAGCATAACTTTAAAGTAATATATTATAATAAAGGAGGTATCAATAAACTATGTTTAATGATAATACAAATTTTAAACAGGAGGACAAAGAAATCATGAATTTAAAAACAATGTCAAAAGAGGGTCATCAAGTACACATGACAGGTGAGGTTCTTGACCGAATCCATTATGCTGATGGAAGAGTGGAAGAGAGAGTAGGTCATAACCTTGTTGTGAACAGCTTCTTAAATCTTGTAATGAGTTTGCTTAAACAGCAGAGTGGTTACAAAGGTATTCAGTACTGGGCTGTTGGTAGTGGTGCTTCAAGTTGGGATTCTTCACTTCCTAACCCGGACATTTCTGCCAACAAACTTACAGCAGAGTTAGGTCGTGTAGCAATCGGAGCAGACGAGATTAAGTTCCTCACACCAGAATTTGAGGAGACTCAGACACCTACAAACATTCTGCAAATCTCTCACACTTTCGGTCCGGCTGACTGTAATGGTGTTTGGAGAGAGTTTGGTATCTTTGGTGGTAATGCTACAACTGCAAAAGACTCTGGAATTATGATTAACAAACGTCATCATGCAGTTATTACAAAAACTGAGGAAATGACGATTGAGAGAATCATGAGGTTCACTCTGAACTTAGTATAATCAAAGGAGGATTTAAAGATGGCAAGTTTTGACAAATATTCAAACTATAAAGACAACGCAGGAGTTTCCAGTGTTGTCTTTGGTGCTGAAAAACCTCTGTTAGAGGTAGAAATGAATGAAGTGCAGGAAGTACAAAAGACCATGCTTAGAAGAGCAATCAAAAACCTTTTAGGTGATGGTATTACAGACCTTAGTAAAATTACTTTTGCTGATGGAACATTAAAAATTGGAGATAAGTGTTCTTTAGTAGTTGATGGTTTCATGGTAGAGTGTACAGGTCTTAGTATTCCTGCTACAAGTGGAACAGTGTATTTGCAAGTGTGGGAAGATGTAGTGTCTTATAATGAAACACTTAAAGTGGAGGGTAATCAACAGTCCTCTTCTACAGTGGCAAACTTCTTTAAAGACAATCGTTCACCTGCTGAAACAACTAAGCGTAAGGTGGTTAAGTACACTCTTGCAACTTCTACAAATAGTGGAAAACATAACCTTGCAATCGCAAGTATTTCAAATGGTATTATGACAAGATTGTGTAAAGAGGTAAACTTCTCTAACCTTTCTCAGCAAGTAATTGACCTCAGTGTTCACATGGGAACACTTGGAGAGGGAGTTCTTGGTGTTGAAGTAGACCTTGATAACAACACTATAAAAAGACTTGGAGATAACAAGTACTGGTCTGGTGGAAAAGACTATGACAATTCTCCTGTATATGGTGAGAGAAAAAGATGTATCGTAAAAGATGACGGAACAATTTTAGCTTACTTTGGAGAAGACGGATATACAGAAACAGGTGCTTTAGAGAAACAGATTGGTGATGACCCTATTGGTACAAAAGTACAGTGTATGGTTAAACAGCCTATGTTTTTCTATAAGAGAATCCCTATCAGACTTGAAAAGCAGGTAGATGAAACATATCAAGTAAAAGGTTACCACATGACTAAGTGGGTAGACCTTATTAGTCCAACACCTAGAAGTGGCTTTAAAGTTCACCCTACATTTAAGAAAGGTGATAAGATTGTTCCTTACTATTTAATTGGTGAGAATGATGGTTGTCTTGAGAACACTTCTGGTTATGACAAGAATGACAACACTATCACACTTGGCTCTAGTCCTTACACTGGTATTAAGTTTTCTTCTATTGCAGGTGCTAAACCTGCTAGTGGTGCTACTGAGGGAGCAACAAAAAATAACTCTCTTACAAGAGACGCAATTAGAAAGACTTGTGCTAATAGAGGAACAGGTTGGCAACAGCTTGACTTCACTATTGCAAGTGCAGAGCAAATGTTATTCTTGGTAGAGTTTGCTTCATTTAATATCCAGAACATTCCTTTATTCGGTTCTGGTGTTACAGGAATGCCCTATGTAACAAATAAGAATGACAGTGTTCCTAACCCTGTTAATACAGAACTTGGAAATGGTAGTGGTACTATTGATGTTAAATACACACACTCTAATGGTACTCAGTATGATGTTAAAGTTCCTGTGTATCGTGGTGTTAAGAATCCTTTCGGAAATATCTGGAAGTTTGTTGATGGATTTATGAGAAAACATTCTGCCGGAAGTGATTGTAACGAAGCATACTGGCAGGATGGAAGTAAAGCTTTCTCTGATACCATTACAGACTACATTCCTTGTGGATTTAGTTGTGCTACGAAAGAAGGTTATGTAAAAGCCTTTGGTTTCTCAGAAGACTGTGATTTTGCTTACATGACTTCTTTAGTAGGTGGTGACAGTAATAAACCAGTAGGTGATTACTATTATGTCAATATGAGTAGCAATAACAACTATATTGCCCTATTGGGTGCGCGTTGGAATGGTGGTACGAATGCCGGGTTGTTCGGTTGGAGTCTGAATGGTGTGGCTTCTCATCGTAGTTGGGGTATCGGCGGCCGCCTTTGCAGAAAGTAACATCATTTGTAAAATTAAATATTTGAGGGAAGGAGAAACAAGAAATCTTCTTTACAAAACGCTTTGTTAAGGGTATAATGTCATTAGTGGTTGCAACAGAGTACTGCTCCACTAAGACAGGTAAAATTTCGGGTTAAAGCGGTCAAAGACATTATCACATGAGTATTCTTTGCCACCAACAGTACACATGAAATACTGGATTCTCGGTAATAAAAAGAGAGTCCAGTATTTACCCTATTGGGTACGAATTGGAATAATGGTACGAATACCGAGTTGTTCTATTGGAATCTGAATAATGTGGCTTCTAATCGTAATTGTAATATCAGCGACCACTTCACGGCACTGTACTCAGTTCTGGAAGTGTTTATATAACATTTTGG